TATTATAACAATTATCTCCCATTGATAAATAGTTACTTAATGACTTTTTAGCTACTCAAAAAGCTCCTTTTTTGGTTTTTTTAGATGACATGTTGCAGGATTTTCCCTGCTTAACAACATTATAATAGAAAGATTTTAATACACCTCCTGGGATTATTTCTCCTTTCTTTTTTTTTAATTTATCGACCCAGCCTTTATATGAGCTTTTATCTTTTCCCCTTGAATTATTCTTAGATTCGTTTAGATCAGACCAATTTTGGAAGGATAAAATATTTTTCATTCTACTGTATTTTATTTCTATTCATTATATATCAAGAAATAATTTGATTAGATCTAATTATAATTAAATAGAAAAAGTATAGTGAAGAAGAAAGATACTATTGGTCTTCCCTTAATCTTTTAATAACCTTGTATACTGCTTTATCAAGATCTTCGGTAGATTTTCTCAGCCCAACGTCATGTATAGTTGATAGGGATCTTGCAACCCTATTTTGATCCAATACAGCCTTATAGGATTGATCGTTTTCTTTTCTAATGATCTCGTCAGCTATTTCTTCTGCAAGCTCTTCTAAATGTCTTTCATATGATTTCATAATTATAATAGTATGAAATCTTTAAAATATTTCACATAAGTAACAAAGATTACAAAATCATTCCTTTTTTTAAGATATATAATATATGAAACACTTAAGATCTATCGATGAGTTTAAAAAAGTAAACGAACAACTGTTTGGTAACCAGGTAAATCAGTTATCAAAGGGAATTATGAAAATATTCGATCCTAAATCAGGAGATAGCGAAAGTAATCCTTCTAGTACAAGCAATTCAGCAGGTACAGCATCTGGTCCACCTCCAGATAAATCTGCTGGAAATATAGGGGATTATGGAAAATTTAGCGAAGGAGCTAGTAAAACATCACCTTTGGTTATTGTTTTTGGTGGGATACCACAAAACGGAAAACAGAGTGGAGAATATATGTACAATTACTTCAATAAAACGGGTAATAAGTATAATCTTTTTGTTGCTGCTAATGCAAAGGTTAATGGTAAGCTATCATACGATTCAGTAATTAAAAAATTAGAGCAAAGTAGTATATCACCTTCTAAAAAGATCCTATATTTATTTTCCGGAGGATATAATCCAGGTATGGATTTACTAAAAAACGTAGGAGCAGATAAGTTTGATAAGATATATTTGGTTGATATATGGATGGGTAATTCTACATCATCTGATTTTTACACCAAATTAGCTAGGGATAATAGGAATAAGGTAGAATATTATTATACTAGTTTTGGAGCAAATAATAATACGGCAAAAAATTCAATATCGGGAGTAGTGGGTAAATCCTCTTCCAATCTTAAAAATAACCACATGGATACTAACAACGATGCTGTAGAATCCTTAATGAAATATATTTAAAAATTATGAAGCACATTAAAAGCATAGAACAATTTAAGGCGATAAACGAGCAATTATTCGCTGCTGAGATATCAAAGTTTAACAAGCTAATGGGTATTTCTGTAGAAGAAACTGGAATGGAAGAGCCTAACCTATTTGCAGCAGAAAGCCCGGTAGGAATGGGGCAGGCTTTAGTTCCTGTTGCTAGAGTTGATACAAATCAAATGGATTCGTATGGATCTGCTGTTGGAGTAGTAGATAAGAACGATAACGCTGAAATACAACAGCCGATGGCTGGTCCTATAGGAAATATAGTTAACTCCGCTTACGCTAATCTTAATACATCAACAAGAAAAATACCAGGAACAAAAGGAGGAAATCTAGGATGTGCAGCAGCAGCTTCTATTATATTCTATCGTGCTACTGGATATGCTATTGCAGGATCTGGAGCAGTAACTTTAGGTACAGGATCCCTTTGGTCACACATGGATGCGGAAAGTAAAAAATCTAACGGAGTCTGGAGAAAAATAACAAACTGGAAAACTGAATCACAGCCTGGTGATATAATATTAACAGCAAGAGGATCAAGACCTGGACACGTTGGTGTAGTAGTAGACGGAGGAAATATAATTTCAAATTCATCTGGTGGATTTAAAGGGGACCAAAAAGGACAAGTCGAAATGAATTACAATCTTAATAGCTGGGACAGTGTTGCTAATAGGAATCCATCACAAACTGCAGCATTTAGATACGTTGGACCTTACAAGAGAACTTGGGCTCCTACACAGCAAATTGCATAATTTACAAAATCATTTTTTTCTTTACACCGAAGTTTCTATATTTGGATCTTAAAATCTAAATATGGCAGAAAAAATAATCAAAGTAACAGACAACTTTAGAACCAATCCTGAAAGTTTGGTTCCAGGAGGACACGAAGTTGAGATCTTCAACGATGAAGGTCTTAGACTGGTTTATGATAAAATCAAAAATCCGGAAGCTTATATAGCTAAAATCACCAAGGATCCATCTATCAAACAGGTATTTGTTGATGGCGAATTAAAATTCGAGAGAATATGAAATACCTAGATCAATCTGTAATACAGGAGCCGAATTCTATTGAGGAATTTTTTTGTAAACCATTAGACGAAAATGGAAAAAGAGCTCCTTTAAATGAGATCATGATGAAATTGCTAATCTATTTAGCTACTTCTAAATCTGAAGATGTGGATGTATTATACGGAAAAGCAAAAAGTGAATGGCATCTTCTAAGTATATTAGAGGATAGACTTGCATCTTTAAATTGCACAGTTGATAAAGGTCCTCTTGTTGTTACCTCAATGGCTTGTAAGACACCCGGTGAATGCGTAATGTATGCTAATTATATTGCTTATAAAAACAAAGCGATAGGTTCTTCCAGTTTGAACATGGATGATTTTTGCACACGTGTTTTTCCCACCGGATTTTTCTCGGAAGATTCTTTAAGCGAACATTGGGATAAACAAAAAGTTAATTCAGGAGGATCGGGATCAGACAACCTTTTAGATTATTTGTCAGCAGCAGAGAGTTTAATGACGAAATAATTTACGATTTTCTATCTATAATCTATAAAGAGAATGCATGGACGAGAATGATTTGTTAGAATTGATAGAAGAGCTGGTAGTAAAATATCCTAATGATAACGAATTAGGAAAAAAGGTAAGAGAGATTTTTTTACCTAAAGCTTTAGAAAAAAAAAGAGAGCAAAATGATAATTAGTGTAGATTTTGACGGAACTTGCGTGACACACGAATTTCCATTTGTAGGTAGGGATATTGGATCTGTTCCCGTTTTAAAAGAATTAGTAGAAAACGGTAATCAACTAATTGTTTTTACGATGAGATCCGATAATAATAAGGGCAATTTTTTGGAAGATGCCGTATCCTGGTTTAGAGATAACGAAATACCTCTTTACGGAGTGCAAACCAATCCGACTCAGTCATCTTGGACATCTTCCCCTAAGGCATATGCAGAAATGTATATTGACGACGCATCTCTAGGATGTCCTTTAATTTATCCTGAAAATGGAGAAAGACCATATGTAGACTGGATAAAAGTTAGAGAAATCCTAATAGATATGGATATAATTAAAAAAGATGGAGTCTCACAAATATCCTAAATTTCAAGATTGGGAAGCTTTTGTTGAAAATGATAATTGTGTCAATATTAAAATTGATGAGTCGTTAGATATAGAAGGTGCAAAAATAAAATTCTTAGGTAAGAATAGAGAGCCTTTGATTGAAATGAAGATTAGCTCCCGTGATATACACATTTGCCTTGCTATCGGTAACCCTATATTTGTTGAGCTTCATACATCTGGCGGAGTATCTGTACAATATGTTAAAGGATCAGGAAAGGAGCTTTATAAATCATTCAGGGATGAGCCAAAACAAGATTAGATATTACGCAGGTATAGGCTCGAGAGAAACCCCTCCCGGAGTAGAACCTTTGATAGAGGAATCTGCAGGATTTCTTAGTAGATTCGGATTTGTTTTAAGATCTGGTGGAGCACCTGGCGCTGATTCTATGTTCGAGAAGCATTGTACTGGTGAGATGGAAATATATTTGCCATGGAGTAAATTTAACGATAATCAATCTAGCTTTATATTGGATACCATGGATCAAAATATTGTTTACAAGGCTAGGGAAATAGCTAAAAAATATCACCCCGGATGGAGCTATCTTTCACCTGCAGCAAAAAAGCTAATGGCGAGAAACACTTTTCAAGTTCTTGGCTATGATCTTAATACTCCGATATCTTTCGTTGTTTGCTGGACTCGTGAAGGAAAAATATCAGGAGGAACAGGTCAAGCATTACGAATAGCTAAAGATATGGGAATACCGATATTTAATCTTTTCAGTAAAGACTGCCTACATAAATTAAAAGTTCATATTACTAACATCAAATAAAAATAAATGTCAAACAACTTAAATCTACCAAGTCCAATTCCTAGAAATCTTTTTCTAGCTAAACAAGTAGATCAGGATTCGATTAATTCAATTTCCAAAGCTATTATAGAAATAAACGAGGATGACGAATACCTTGCTAAAATATATTCCGCTCACGACTTAATTTACAACCCCAAACCCATAAAGCTTTATGTTGATTCTTATGGTGGATATGTTTATCAGTGTATGGGATTATTGGGAATTATGAGAGCTAGTAAAGCTCCAATACATACTATTGTAACAGGATGTGCTATGTCTTGTGGGTTCTTAATATCGGTTTCGGGTCACAAGCGTTTTGGATATCCTAAAGCAACCTATATGTACCATCAGGTATCATCTGTAGCTATAGGTAAAGTTAAAGATCTCGAAGAGGATGTAATTGAAACTAAAAGACTTCAAACAATTATTGAAGAAATCACATTAGAGAATACAAAAATCACACAGAAAAAATTGGATCGTATTTACAAGACCAAAAAAGATTGGTTTATGGATTCTGATGAAGCATTAAAACTAAAAGTGATTGATGAAGTGATAGCTTAGTACCATTGAATATATACTATCGATGGGAAAGAACGTGACATCATTTAATCTTTTTGAACAGAACGGATCTTTTAGCTTCGATCAACTTTCAGAAGAGGCTAAGGAGAAAGCTATAGAGAATATCAGAGAAGGTATGTACGAAGGAAAATATGGTGCATACGATATAGCAGAATGGGTAGTAGATGATGACTATCTTTTCGAGCCTACACATAAAGAACTAGAGGAAGTTTTTGGATCTAAATATAACAACGATCTTAAGGATAATCCAATGATAGGTAACACAAGAAAAGAAATATCTTATGTTGCTAAAGATGATAGGAACTATTATTTACATTGTGCCAGTGCATTAGATGTAAATCATGAAGAAATGTTTTTTTCGTGGCTTGGATTCTCACTTTTATTTTGGTATGATACATCTTATGAATTTTTAGACAAGGGCACATACACCACTATTGAATTCGAATTCCTATCGAACGAAGAAGATTTTACCCCACGTCAGATAGAGCTTTGGGAAAAAGAAGCTGATGATGCTACTCACAGGTGGGAAACTCATATGAGTCAGGTTCTAGATAGAATAACTGAAAGCATAGAATCTGAATACGAGGATGCAGGAATAGAACAAAGAATAGAGAGTATGGATATTCTTTTTGACGTGGTGGGAAACCCATTGCGATAATTTCTCTATAATAATCAATCAATTTATTTATTTTGTTTTAAATTTGGGAATATTCCACAGGATTGGGTTATGACAAAAATTGCTATTAAAAAATACGAGCCAACTTTTGATCTTTCAGTTTTAAATGATGATCAGAAAAAAGCTTTCGACCAATTAAGGGATTTTATATACGATGCACAGGATGACAGCATCTATGTTTTAAAAGGATGGGCAGGTACGGGTAAGACTTTCTGTGTGAGCCTTCTAGTTAAATACGTTCTTGATGTGATTTATCCAACCAAGAATTGGTACAGAGTAGCAGTTACTGGACCAACTAACAAGTCCGTTAGAGTGATAAAAAAGACCACGGGAATAAAAAATGTTAGGGTTACTTTCCAAACTATACACAAATTACTAGGTCTAACAGAAAGAATAACTTCTGATGGACAACAGGAGTTTGTAAACCAAGGAGATTTTGTACCACAGATACAAAAGACTAAACTGCTAATTATTGATGAAGTTTCAATGCTTAATGATGACCTATTCCACGAGATACTTAAATATAGGGATAGAGTTAAAATTATATGTATGGGTGATCCTGCTCAGATACCTCCTGTTGGAAAGCCTGATTGTATTCCTTTTAGAGACGAGCTTTCTGAAATGTATGGTATTAAAACGATAGATCTTAAAACTATAATGAGGCAGAAGGAGGATAACCCTATTATAGAAAAATCTGTTAGAATCAGAACCGATCTAGAAAATCCTTACGTTCAAACCGGAACACAAACTATGGTAAATGATAATGATGAAGGAGTAGAATTTCTAAATCTTAATTCTTCTGATATAAGAAGTACATTCCCTGATATTTTATCAAAGTATTTTAATAGCGAGGAATTTAAAGATGATCCCGAATATGCTAAGATCATAGCTTGGAGGAATAAGACAGTAGAAAAAATGAACCACGTCGTTAGAAAGGTTATTTACGGGGAGGAAAATGTGGGAGAAAAAATTCTAATTGGTGAAAAGCTTATAGCTAATAATCCAATCATAGAGATGAACCAGATACTATTTAATACTAACGACGAGTTTACTGTTGACAAGTTCGATATTAAAAGATGGCCAACTAGAATTGAAGGAGAAAAATATGAGATTAAGTTTTACGAAACGGGTGTTAGTTTTATAAATGATGATGACAAAAGAGTTGTTTATTACATAGACATTCTTCACGAAGATTCAGAATCTCTTTTTAACGTTATTGCTAGTAAGCTTAAGAAAATAGCAATAGAAAAAAGGGGAAAAGAAAAAACATGGATTAAATATTATGATTTTCTGAGAAGGTTTGCTGATGTTAGTTATGCCTATGCTATCACAGCTCACAAATCTCAGGGAAGTACATATACTACAGCTTTTGTACTTGAAGACGACATAGATGTTAATCAAAATGTTGTTGAAAGAAACAGAATTAAATACACAGCTTACACAAGATCTAGTAAAAAATTATATGTTCTTAAGAGGTTTTGAAATATTTTAGATATTTCCTCTACAATATAAAAGGTTAAAATGAAAAAATATACAGTTTTATTTGTCGCTGCTGCACTTTTAATCCTTAGTGGATGTGCAGATAGTCAAAACGTAAATGAGTGCGTTAGCGGTCACTTATATGGATTCTGGGGAGGTCTATGGCACGGATTAATAGCTCCTTTTGATTTTATCGGAATGCTTATCTGGGATGATGTCTGTGTATATGCTCCAAACAATAATGGAGCCTGGTACGCATTCGGATTCGTGTTAGGAGTTGGCGGATTCGGATTCGGAACATCCAAAGTAAGTTCAAAAAAATGAGCAGAGGATTTTATCTAGTATTTCTCTCTGTAGCAACAGCGATGAACGTAGGGGTTTTACTTGAATTAGACAACACCTTAATAGAAATAGTATATATTTTCTTATTGATATATGTTATATTCAATTATTTGTCTGGTAGAATTCCCGCATTTGTTTGGACCAAGGGATTAAGTATAATAGGGATAACATCATTGTTTTCATTAGTGTTAATGTTAATTGGGGGTTACACTATGATTTCTAAAAAAATAGAAGCTTGTATATTTTTATACGTATGGGTTAAATCGTTGAGATATATGGCAGAATGGGAAAATAAAAATTTAGAAGAATGAAAATATCTGAAAAATATAAACATATAGGATATTCATATCCAGGCGTTCCAAAAGGATGGCAACATATAGTTGAAAAAGCAATAGAGGATATCGAAAAAGCCATGTGGCCTAGTTGGATACCTATGTTTATTAAGCGTAAAATACACTATTTAGCTACTGGTAATTCGGTTGTTAGGATTAAGTATAGATTTTGGTATAACTTGAGAAAGAAGCTAACTAAAGGACAGATAGTAACTGATATTAAGGACAAGTTTGCTGGACTTAGAATCTATGGATATTTTGGACCTGAGATAGATGAAATAGTAAAAAGAGCAGAGGATGAATGCTACAGAACTTGTGAAAGATGCGGGGGAAATCAGAATGTGAGAACTATAGGAAAAGGATGGCTTTATAATCTATGCAAGAATTGCAGATACAACAAAAAGAAATAGAATCATTTTTTTGTTGACCTTTTAAAATTAAATTTGTAGTGTGAAAAAAATATTAACTATAGGAGATGTTCATGGTCGTGATAAATGGATGTTCCATACTCATGGAAGCCCTTATGAATTTAACAATTGGGTGACGATGGTTGAAAATGGTGTTCCTGAAAATGCTGATGATTTTTGGAAAGAAATGCCATATACTAAATATGACAAGACCGTATTTGTAGGGGATTACGTTGATAGCTACGATTTAAGCAATGTTGTTATTCTTGATAATCTAAAGAAGATACTTCAGTTTAAGAAAGCTCTTCCGGACAAAGTTGTTCTATTGATAGGAAATCATGATATTCAATATTTTATTCCGAATGAGGTATGCAGTGGATATAGAGCAGAAATGAATCCTGACCTTTATCAACTGTTCACAGAGAATAAGGATCTTTTTAAAATGGCTCATTTAGAAAAGAATAATACTGGTGTTAAGTATCTATGGACCCACGCTGGGGTTACTAGCAGATGGCTAAAAGATACTTGTAAAGATCTTTGTAACCCAAGATACAGACACTACGAAATAACTAAGGATTTTGATGCTGAAGATCTTGAAACGTTTTTGAATAATCTGCTCGAGCTAAGAGTAGATAATTTATTTAATGTTGATGCACATAGTGGAGGGTACAACTTGTGGGCAGGACCTTTATGGGTTAGGCCAACAATTCTAAACGAATTTCCTTTAGAAGGAGTTAACCAGATAGTTGGCCACACTCCGCAGAAAATGGTAAAGGATATAGTTTGTGGAGACGTTACTCATTATTTAGTAGATTGTCTTTGGGGTGATTATGATGATGTTTTAATATTAGATCTTGAAATATGATAAAGAAATTTAAATTCTGTAAGGAGGAAAATAATAAATGGTTTGTAGAACTTCCTGAATGGGAGGGAGAAAAAGAAGATCTTGAGATGGTAATGGGTGCAGATTTACTTTTAGATATATTATCTGGAAATTCAGATTATTGCTATGTTACGTTTGGAGACGAACCATTTGACGGCTGTAGCACATTAACTTATGATCATACCGAATCTACACCTGGCTATTATAATAATGATGCATGGCATGGACCATCCACTATTTGGCTTTGTTATGTGACTGAATTTGTCTTTGGAAGATATCCAGAGAAGATTTATTTCTCGTAGTAATTTATCATTTTTACAGCATTTGATAATAGCCAAGGATCTACTCCTGGTATTTTCATGAGAAAATTAAGCTCGTATTTATAGCAAAGAGCTTCTTCCACATTGGGATGCAATTTAACGTAAAGCTGTTTAATGTAAAGGTGCATCGATTCATGTACTAGAATAGCAGCAATATTATAGATATTAGGTCCCTTTATATCATTAACAGCTATTGTTATCATTGAATCACCTTCTGTTGTGGAGAAAGTTCCTTTCCAATATCCTATATTTGTACACGTTTCAATCAGGAAATTATATTTTTCGATATCATATTTTTGAATGATCGAGATTGCACTATCTACTTTATTTTTCCATCCGTCGCCAACATCCGCTACTTTAATTTGACCATAGGAGAATGTGAAGGTAAAGAAGAACAATAAAATCCAGTATATCCTGATCATAGTTTTAATGCTGCTTCGTGTATTGCTTTTTTAAGAGCTGATGACACTGTCATTTTTTCGAAAGGTATAGATCCTTCCTGTACTTCTATCATAATAGCTCTTATCTCTGTATCAGATTCTCCTATTCCTTCGTATTTATTTCCTTTATAGTGTAGTCTAACCCCTACTTGAGTTATTGTATTACTCTTTTCTATACCAACAACTCTTATTGTCGTTTTAGGTAGACCGAAATAGAATATTTCAACTTTAACAGGTTCTCCCTCATCAGAAAGACAAAACTTCTGCGATAATTCTTCTTCAACTATTTGTCTTATACCGAATCTAATATCTCTAGATCCTAGCTCTCTAAGCTTTGCTGTAACGTAGACTGTGTCTACCTTTACACAATCTTGTGCTTGTGCTGTTATACCAAGAAGTACAAGTCCGAAAAATATGATAAATTTTTTCATTATTTAATAATATATTTAGTGTAGTCTGTTGATGCTGGCTTTTCGTTTTTGAAATAATATTTTTCAACCTTATTTCCGTATTTTATAGTTTTAATGTATCCATCTGGTATTGTTGCTCCTGTTGGTAAAACTGTAGATTTGTTAGAGAAAATACATCTAATTTCAACAGTAACTGTTTTATTAGTTTTAGCAAGTTCTCTTTCTCTTACTTCTAATAATCTCCAAGTTGTTCTATTTAGATTTTCTTGTTGTAACGAACAGTTCAAATATGTGAATGTCTTATATAAAGATTCTTTAGTGCAATTAAAGTCTGCTGCTGGAGCTAAATGTCCTTTATCGTAAGGGTTATTTTCATAATCTTTATTGTCTGAAGTTAATATCGAATCACAAACATAAAAATCCATTCCAGTCCTTGGAGCAGTTCCATTTGGGCATTGTACCGTGTATCTAATAAATTTAGGCTGTTGTAATTTTTCAGAGTATACGATTTCAAACATATTAGTTTTAACGTAGATTGAATCCCTTAGATTTTTTTGTGATAAACTAAGTAATGGTAGTGTTATTAATAGGGATAGTAATATATTTTTCATTAGTCTGATTTTCCTGTTTTTATTATATAAAATACCGAAGACCCACCGGCTGTCGGATTAGTTAATGCTATACTTTGTGATCCTGGATATGTAGGTACTAGATTAGCAACTGCTGAATTTATTAATGTCCATTCCTGCTGTGTCAGAATCCTATAGTTAGGTACTCCAGATGGCCAAGAATTACCATTGATTTTTTTGTATATCAAGTATATATCTGAAATTGTCATTGCTGAATTGACGTTTGCATCCATTCTATAGTAATCAATCGGAACGAAATTCTTATTTAGAACCTTATTTGTAAAGAATGTTATATCTTGACTATTTGGTTGATTGATAGTTAAATTGTCGATAACAACCTGAAAATCATAAACTGCAATATCTAATGAGGTTGTGATAGAAAAAACACCAGATGAGTTAGTTGTATAAGTTTGAAATAAAGTATACGATCCTGAAGCTTTTGGTTTATAGAGCAATTTAACTGATATGCCTTGAACAGCGACAGCTTTAGAGTTGTATATAGTTCCTGAATAAGTAAATGGAATAGGATAATTTACAGTGGCAACTACAGCAGTTCTACTAGAACTAACACACCCACTAGTTGTGTTTCTCGCTTGAGCATAATAGGTTGTTGTGCTTGAAATACTAGGTGTAGTATAAGTAGTAACGCCTAATCCTCCCGATAAAACATTTCCTCCTATAGAATTAGCATACCAATCAACAGTAGATCCTGAGGGTGGTGTTGCGGATAAAGATACCGTTCCTGCTAGCATTCTGCTTCCATTAACTCCGGTAGGAGCAGCTGGTGCATTTGCAGCAGTACACGATATTTGGTGTGTAACAAATCCTGTAAAGAAATCTGTAAAAGTTTGATTTGCAGGATCGGTCCATGTACCGTACTCGATAACATAAGCGCAATTGTAATTGTTTGGTAAATCGTTCCATTGGGATCCGTTCCACTTTGTAACAGCATAATGTTCACCTCCAGAATTATTAGGTTCCCCAGCTGCCCAGTTATTATATTGCCCTGCTATGTTACCTGCCGTTTGACCGTTTGCAGTTTTAATTAATGTTCCGTTTTCCGGACCAGCGTCTATTCTCCAATAACCTTCTTGAGCAACATCCGAGAGTGCAAACCATATGTTTGTTTGAGGTACGTTATTGTATATAAACAAATCCTCGTCCGAAGATGTTATAGTAACTAAGTAACCTGCTTGTCCTTTAAATGCTGTAGCTGCAGCGGCTGTTTTAGCAGCATTATAAAAAGCAGTAGTTGCTATTGGCCTATAAAAATGCCCATTTGACGGAAGATAAAAGTATCCAACAGGATTCTCTGTAGCAGTTACTGCAATATAGACATTACCTGGGGATGATCCTGTATTTAATCTTAGCGAACCCAACACTGTATTAACATTAGCTAATGTTCCTGTAAAACTTATTCTTGTAAAGTTTGATGCAAGTGCGTATCCCGTGCTAGCAGTTACCCCTGTAGTTGTATTTAGCCTTAATGTTGTTCCTGATGGGGGATTAACCAATCCTATTGTGATTAGTAGAGTTGAAGAGGTATTAAATCCAGTTACCGAGAATCCACTTACAATTTGGTTAGATGTATTTTGCGGGTATGATGATGCACTTGGTGCCACAACACTCTGTGCACTTAAAGAAGTCCAGGTGAATAATATTATTGCCCAATTACAAATCTTGTACCACATGTTATAGTATAATTTAAAGCACTTGTTTTCAAATCCCAAGCTCCTCCGCCATTTATGTTAAATTTAAATTTCTTTGATATTTTAATATTTGTACCTATGCTAGGAAGCATTACGTATGGTGATTTTAAAACAACATCATTGTAATAGCTTACGTAAGGAGCATAAACAAACAGGTTCATTAATTTTATATCAAATCTTTTACCAACCCTAAAATCGTACATAGCTCCTACAATTAATGCAGTACCTAAAAATGATTCTCTATATACGCTTCCGTAAGAAACTGTACCCATGTATAACAATTTAAGATTTTTAGGCTTTTTTAAATTAAACATCTGCCCAGCTGCAAATGTTCCGTATAGAGATTTATTACCTTCAAAACCTATTGTTAAAGTACCTGAGGCCAATATTATAGATTTAGGTCTAATCCAAGCATAAAATGTTGTTATGTTAGGTCCTTTTAATGCTGATGTGTAATCTACAAGAGCACCATAGCTTCTTTTTCCGTCCCATCTCATTGATGTATATCCTCCTGTTGCTTTAGCACCAGTTCTAACCTCAGAGTTCTTAAAATTAAATCCTATAAAATCAGCACTTCCAACAACAGTTGGTTTTCCACCTTCCTTGCTAGTTGGGGTTGATTTAATTGTAGTAGAAGCACCTCCTGTTATATTTGTTTTGCCTTGTCCTTGTTCAGATTGCGTGTTTGTCTGTCCTTGTTCTGTTTGCCCGTTAGAATTATTATTCCCTGAACCATTCCCACTATTCCCAGTGTTACCATTATTCCCATTGGAACCATTATTACCAGATTCTCCATTTCCTGTTGATTGATTATTTGTTTGTTCACCTGTCCCTTGACTTCCAGGCTGCGTACTTGATTGACCGTTAGATTGTGATCCCTGTTGTGTAGTACTATTTCCTGTGGTTTGTGCTGTTCCGGAGGTACCCCCACCGTTAGTATTTCCTGTACCGTTTTGCGTATTATTTCCTGACGCTGTTCCGGTAGTTCCGTTGGATGATTCATTAGATGTTCCAGTAGTTCCCGTGGATGCTCCAGTAGTTCCTGCAGATGATCCATTAGATGTCACAGTAGTTCCATTGGTTGTTCCAGTAGCTCCAGTGGATGCTCCAGTATTATTGTTTACCGGCGTGACCACCTGTGTATTTCCGTTCGTATTTGATACGCTAGGAGATGAACTTTCTCCACCCCCTTGTGTAGATCCACCTGCATTTCCTTGATTAGACCCCGAGTTTTCTTGTCCCTGCGAGCTATTCTGATTTGATCCAGAATTGGTTGAATTTCCTTGGCTATTGTTATTAGATCCTTCCCCGTTGTTTTGACTGTTACCTTTATTCTTCTTAGATCCCTCACTGTTTCCCGAATTAGATACAGAGCTTACTGCTCCCCCTAATATATTTGTAGATCCTGCAATATCTGATATTGTCGATAATGAATTTAATATTCCTATTACATTTAATGCAGTACTTTGTGTTATGTTTACTGCTGTTCCTAATCCTACAATCTCTGAACATGGACTATTCGTACCATATTGCGAAAATATGTTACTTGCCCAAGACTCAAATACGCCATTATTAAAATCGTTATAGCTAAATGACCCAATTTCCCCATAATATCCCACAGTGACGTTTCCGTTGATTGGAACTATAATTGTTTTATCATTACCTGTACATGGATCTGTATAGGTATAGTTGTAAGTCTGAGCGCTTATTTTATAAGAACCAAACAGACAAACAAATAGGAGTAATATAATAGCATCAAGTCTCAATTTTTAAATACGCCTTTTGTAATTAGTCTGCTTACCACCCTTGACGATGCAGTTTCTAAAGCTTTTTTGGTAGATATACCAATAGTTGATTGGTTAAATTTGACATCATCTGAGATATCACCTAAAATATTTGATGTTTTTACTGTGCTTGCTTCCCCTAATCCAGATCCTACAATTACTTGACTTGTTTCAGCGTCTACAAATTTTATTTGTAATCCTAATCTTGTTGTTTGTGTGGTTGTTTGTTGCCCATTAATCTTAACAACCTCATCTTCAGAAACACTAAAGTCATATACTTCGATGTATACAAAATATTTGGCTAGTATTACATTCCCTTTAACGTCTATTTTATTAACTGATATACCTTTATCCGAAGCCTTATCCTGAGCAATCATTCTTTGTTTGATATCTTCTTTCTCCTCTGTAAATATGAATCTACCAGTATACTCTAGATATTCTATAACTATATTTGTTACACCTAAACCTACTCTTTTGTCTTTAAGCTCCGGATATAATTCATATAATTCTTCATTTATACCGATTTTTAAAAGCTGTATAGGAACTTGTATTGTATCTGTATAATCAGCAACATCATTGATAGATTGTTTTTTCTCAAACTCCGCTTGATATTGTTCAGTTTTTACAGAGCCAATGCCCCCGCCATTATTCTGAGGGGGCTGGGCCTGTAAAGTTTTACAACCGAATAAGCTTAATATAGATATTATGATTATTAGATTTTTCATTTTTATTCTTCTATTTGGCTTCTTAGTAATCCGCATTCTTGGCATTCTTCGAAACCATCTCCATCTGAGTCTCCCCAAACGTGATCACAGTTTCTGTGTTCGAAATATTCATCGATGTCTCCATCTCCGTCAGTATCGTAACCATCGTTTACACCGTCGCCATCTTCATCGACTTCAGCTTTTTCAAATTCTTCTACGATAGGTTCTTCTACTATAGATTCCTCTACGATATGTTCTTCTACTATAGGCTCCTCTTTGTAAACTTCGTCTACGACACTAGTTTTTTTTTCGGCGGAATAAGATTCATCAGCTACATTGGAAAGTGTTACACCATCTTCCTCGTCAACTTTTTGAATTAACATTTTATCTCTATCTTCTGAGTTGAACCAGTAATCTACAACTTTATTTAAGTTACCTACGAATGCTCCTAATAAGATTAATAGCATTTCTTTCCAATCTTCTCCGATTGTTTTACCTAAGAATACTCCAGCATTGATACCCAAGATGATAAGGGTAAATAATCCTAATACAATTGCTGTTATTCTCCATCTATTTGCTTGCATCTGTTGAAGCATATAGTAGAATCTATTTTTATCTTCTACTTTCACGTAATCTGTTTTACTGCTAAAGAATTTTTTCATTGACATTTTTATATCTTATTTTATTTTTTTACCAAGATTCCTCTTCCTCTTTTTTAGGTTTAACAGGCTCTTGTGTTGCTGCAGGTTTTTCAATAACTCTTTCGTGTATAATTGTATTACCTCCGCCATTTTCAGTCTTTTGTTTATTTTCCTGATTCTGCTCAACGTTAATTGTAATAGGTGCTTGTCCTCCAGTTTGTTCGGTTTTAGTCTCCTCTGAAGGTTCTTCACTACCACCACCAAACATAGTAGTACTTAACCATACTCCTCCCCCTGCAATTACTGTAGTTAGTGTTCCTATGATTGTCTTTTTTAATCCTGACCAAGATCCCTCGTTGGCCTCTGGTGCATTTGTTTCTTCGCTCATATTTTTATCTTATTTTATTTTAGCTATTTTTTCTACTATAGGTGTTCCGTTCTCTGTAGTTAGAGTTACGAAATATAATCCTGATTGTAATTTACCAAGATCAGTATAGTAAGAAAATTGTCCGTTTGGTACTTGTCCAGTTAGTATTGTAGCTATCTTTCTTCCTTGTAAATCCGATATGTATAATGTAGCATTAGTAGTTTCGGCTAAGCTAAATGTTATTGTAACATCTTTTTCGAACGGATTAGGGTAGACTATCATAGAGTTTGCGTCTATTATTTGTCCATTAGATATCTTTAATACCTGAAGTATCCCATTTGTTGGAGTTAGCGTTAAGTCTTTAGAATTTGCTGCATTTCCTGCAAATTTTCTAGTAGTGTATAAAGGACTCTCCTCCCATTGGTTTTGAGGCTGAAGTGCTACGAATTGCAGTGTTACTATTTCGTCCCCGTTTTTTAGAGTATTTTGACTGTTAGTAATATCATATCCACCCCAATCTATTTCTCCGTCATTTGCATTAATATAAGTTAACCATCTCATTGCTGCTGATGATGAATAAACTCCTTTGAACGAAAGTAAGTCTTCATTATATTTTAATCCAAATTGTAGTGAGTTTAATTCTATACCGTTAGTTAATATTTTAACTGGTATATTTACTAAATTTCCCTCTTGAACTGATATATGTGGAACGTTAACTTCTATAGAAGATGTTGGAAAATCATATTCTACTTTAGTGTCTATTACATTATAGATCTGATTCTCTAATCCTGGTGCAGGTCCAACCAATACTTCGATTGGAGTTACACGAGCCATATGATAACCTGTACCGTTAGCATCACCTGGTACAACCACGTAGTAAACAACTGAATCCGGCTGTCCTGGTAAGATGTCGAATGTAAAGTTAGTTGCTCCTGTAATTGATGAAGTGTAGTTAGTTGAAGAAGCGTTGATTGTGTTGTATTCTGATTGTGTAAAGAATTTAACGTCTTTAGTGTTGTTAGGCCATGCTGCGAATCTTCCTGATATTCTACCAAATACACCGTATGCGTCAGTGATAGTTACGTTATCAGATTCGTTAACATCTGCTGTATAATAATCGAATCCTGACATTGTACCGTTGCCTAATACCCATTGGTTGATCAATTGAGCATCTGCAGTTGAAATAACGTTACCTACTGCCATTGAATCACCCTGTATTGCTAATCTTACGTCCCAATAAGTAGTATCTAATGGAACAGATATAGCAAAGTCCCCGTTTATATCTGTAACGTATGTTGAATGCTGTGACCATGTGTTACCGCCAGCTGGTCTTGTTTGTAAAGCTAATGTTAAATTCTTAGCTCCTGATCCAGTTACGTTGGCAAATGTTCCATGATAATCAAAGTTTTGAAATACGAAGTTACCACCGTAATTATGTAAACCTAGAGTTGTATCTGCTCCTTCCTGGGTAGCTGCATATTGTTGGAAGGTATTAGCTGCTGGTACAACTGACCAAGCTAATGGCGTAATAGATGCTAAGTTGTTAAATACTGACGAAGCAGCGTGAGTAAAAGTAATCTGAAATCTCTCACCGTCAGGTAATGTATACGTGGAGCTTGATCCAGTATAAACTAAGGTCATAGTAATGTAACCGTTTGCAGGATTGGTTATGTACTGGAAATCTAAGTTAGTAGGAGATCCTAGAAGAGATACTGTAGCATTGGTAAATGCTATTTTATCGTAGAATACTCTAAATTGAACACCCGTATACTTTGTAAGCGTAGTGTTTTTAGAAGTAATCCTTGCGGTTGTAATTCCTTGTGCTGTTGTACCGACAGTGTAGTTAGTGTCGATTATGGCCCAAATACCCGGTGAAGGTGCTGGCGGTCCAGATTGTGAAAATAAGTCAAGTGTTAGCGTCATAAAAAACGCCAAAACACCTAACATTCTTAGTGTCCTCATTTTTTTTAGTTATTTAATTGGTTGTCTATCTATATATTTTTTTATGCCAAAAAAATGTTGTGATATATGTAAAAATTTAAAAATATGTTTAAATAATTAAAATGAGCTAAATGAATAAAATACTTAAAATACTTAAAATGAAAGAATTAAAAAGGGTCAAGGTGGTTGCGAATTCCTTGACCCTTAGATGATACTTGCGTAACATCACGGTCCTAAGCCGTGTAAGATAGAAATTTTTTAGTTCTTAGATAGTATAAATCTTATATTATATATCACAAATCATGGTGGAAAAAATAGAAATACCTCAGGGAAGAAAATTAGAGAAAGATAGATTAGAATTATATGAACTATTTAGAAAAAAACATCCAGGGGGAAACAAAGAAATGCAGAAGAAGATGTGTTTACAGATAGCAGACGAAAGAATTAAGGTATATAAGGAGATATTTCAAGAAAAATAGAATTTTCTTTTTTTTGTTCAAATATAAATTTCTACATTTGTTATATGAAAAAATCTTTCCTAATATTATCTTTGATTTCTCTATCATTCTTACAATCTTGTTTAGAAGTTAAGAAAAAGGAAGAAATCATAAAATGCGTAGTTACCTCCTGTGAGGAGATTCACCCCATATCTGTACATGACGATATAAATCGTCCCCTTGGATATAGATTACAAACATCTTGTGGAAGATCCTTTAGAAGTAAGATTAAATATGAAGTTGGTGACACTATAGGCGTTACTAGGATTAGCTATCGATAGTTTTATCTTAAAATGGGAATATATAATTAAAAATATATTCCTATGTTACTTAAAAATGGATCTAAAGGAGAAGATGTAAAAAAACTCCAAGAAAAATTAGGACTGGCCGCAGATGGTTCTTTTGGTCCTGGTACAGAATCAAAAGTTAAAGAATGGCAATCAGCTAACGGACTAACAGCCGATGGTATAGTTGGTGACGGAACTTGGTCTAAAATGTTTGGATCAGCTCCGGTTGCAGCAACTCCAGTTACAGCAACTCCTGTTTCTATACCACCTTCAGCTTTCAAGCTAGAAAATTTAAAGGGACATGTTCCTGATGCAGTTCTTGCGCAGATCCCTGATACAGCAGCTAAATTTAATATTACAAATACTTTAAGACTTGCACACTTCTTAGCACAGTGTGGACACGAGTCTGGAGGTTTTAAAGCAGTTTCAGAAAATCTTAACTACTCTGCTGACGGTCTTAAAAAGATCTTCCCTAAATATTTTCCTGGCAATCTTAACGAGTCTTATGCAAGACAGCCAGAAAAGATTGCTTCTAGAGTTTACGGAAGCAGAATGGGTAACGGCGACGAAGCTTCTAAGGAAGGATTTAAATTTAGAGGTAGAGGTTATATCCAATTAACTGGTAAATCTAACTATGCTTCTTTTGATAAATTCGTAGATGATGATATTCTAGGAAATCCTGATTTAGTTGCTACTAAATACCCTTTAATGTCTGCAGCATTCTTCTTTAATAACAATAGTCTTTGGAGTATTTGTGATAAAGGAGCAGACGATGCTACAGTTACAGCAGTAACAAAAAGAGTAAACGGTGGAACTATTGGATTACCTGATAGAATTAAACACTTTAAGGAGTATTACTCATTACTTAAGTAATCGTGGAATCTAAAACCCCAGTGGGAGGATTTTTTGATGTTTTTATGTCTAAGCTTAAGGAGCAATCATTTGTGATTATCCTTATGCTTGGTGTAATATATTATCAAAATAGATTAATGGAAGAAAGGGTAGGATTTTGGCAAAAGCAATATGAGGAGAAAGAGGCTTATATTAAAAAAACTACCGAAAGTGATAAACAAATTCTATTAGACAGAATCAACTATCTTCAAGATCAAAGGGATAAATTCGTGGAGAGTACAATTGAAGAAGAAAAAGCAAAATAAAGAGAAAAAGAAAAAGATGAACGAAGAAGTAGAAACAGGAGCAAGCGCATCTACAAACGGAAGTGCGGCTACTCAAACAGGAAATGAAAATGTAGGAGCAAGTGCAGATGCAAGCTATGATGCTTCAGCAGAAGCACACGCAAGTGCAGAAGCAGGTATCGATGGTACTATGGCTCACGCAAGTGCAGAAGCAGGTGTAAGTGCTGAAGTAAGTGCAGAAGCAAATGCAGAAGCTCACGCAAGCCAAGATTTAGGTGGTGGAGTAAGTGCTGAAGCAGAAGCTGATGCTCACGCAGAAGCACACGCAAGCGCAGAGGCAAGTGCGGAAGCACACGCAGAAGCGGGATGGGACGGATCTGATGCTAAGATTGAAGCAGGTGCAGAAGTTAGCGCTAGAGTTGAAGTTGAAGCAAGTGCAGAAGCTCACGCTGAAGCAGGACTTGATACTCCACTAGGTGAGGTTAAAGTTGAAGCTGATGCTGAAGGACATGCTGGAGCTTACGCTGAAGCTCACGCTGGAGTGGAAGGACATGCGAGCGTAGGCGAACATGGTGTTGATGTAGGAGGTGGTGCTATGGCTGGTGCTGGTGCTGGTGTAGAAGCTGGCGGTAAAGCTGGTGTAGATACTCCATTAGGAGGAGCGGAAGCAAGCGGAGAAGTAGGAGCTAGTGTAGGATTACAAGTTGGTGCAGAAGGCGAAGCACACGCTACATATAACGACGGAGAAGTAAGCGTTGGTATTAGCGGCGAAGCTGCTTTACTTGTTGGCTTAGATGCTGATGTTAATGTGGATCTTGATCTTAATCCAGCAATAGATCTAGCTGAAAATGGTGTAGATGAAGCTAAAAAATTAGCAGATCAAGCTGCTGAACAAGCTGCTGAAGCAGATAGACTAGCAAAAGAAGCTGCTGCTGCTACACAAAAAGCTGCTGATGATGCTGCTAGAGAAACTGAAAGATTAGCTAACGAAGCTGCTGCTGCTACACAAAAAGCTGCAGATGATGCTGCTAGAGAAGCTGAGAGATTAGCTAACGAAGCTGCCAATACTGCTAAGGACGTAGGTAATGATATAGATAAAGGCTTTAAAGATACCGGTAAATCAATAGACAAAGGATTTAAGAAAGCTTTTAAGTGGTAATATTATGGCTGAGATAGTTACTCTAACAAAAACTGAGTATTTAATTGGTCAATTAGATGAAGATCCTAATCCGATAATAGACATGATCCTATCCAATTATAACGAGGGTAGGAACATGTCTAAGGATATTACCAATATAAGATACGAGGACATCCGAATAAATTTTACCCCACAGATACAAAGAATTGCAAAAAAACTTTGCGATGAATGGTATGAATCATTTGGTAAAGAAATCGAATTATGCTGGCAAAATAAAGAAGGACAGGATCCTAATTCATCATTCTGGGCAGTGATACACAATCCAAACGAATCAACTAATCTGCATTCACACGAAACATCGGACAACTATGAAAGCGGTGCTCACGTTAGTGCAGCTATATGGGTACAAGTTCCTCCTAATAGTGGTAACCTAGTATTCCAATATAATGTTAATCCGTATAAAGTTCGTCAAGAAGAGATTGAAGCTAAACCGTGTAAATTTGCAATGTTTGACAGCACATTACCACATTACGTATCTAAAAATTTAAGTAATGAACAGAGAATTGTTATAAGTATGAATTTCAGGTACAAGAATTATTGAAATAATTGGATAAATAGCATTAAATAAAACTAAAAAAAATGTACACAAGAGAACAAATTGAAGGTGCTATTAAAGCTAAAGGTTATGTCTATTTTGAAGACGCTAACAACAAAGGATTTGATGTTAACATTATTGGGATCCGAAATTCTTCTACCGGACAGAATGTTACTAATGCTTTTGATGATCTATTAACTATATCATACAAGGATGAAACTGGAGCTTGGAAATATCACGAATGGCCAGCTACAACTGATCCAGGAAAGAAAGGGGTTTTAGAATATCATAACGCAGCTGGTGTTGCTAGATTGGTAGAGGGACAATATAGAGGATCTCATACAATTAGATTACACCAAGGTAAATATGAAGCATTAGGTCAAGCTAAAAACGTTAAAGTTTATAGAGACGCTAACAAAGACCTAAATTATGACGAGAATAAAATTCAAGAGGGTGTTTTTGGTATCAATATTCATAAAGCTGGTGCAGATTCTACTTATGTTGAAAACTGGTCAGAAGGATGTCAGGTATTTAAAAAATCCGCTGATTTTGAAGAGTTTATGAAAATTTGTAGAAAATCAAAAGATTTACACGGTAATTCTTTTACTTATACTTTAATTGAATCTACGGATATTAAAGCTTAAATTCTAGTAATCTTAACATTCAGGGGAGTGGAGCCTTTTATAATCCGGTGCCATTCCCCTTTTTTTATTTCTATAACACCTTCCATTTTAATTGGAAGTTTGTCGTCGAATTGAAATTTCCAGTCGTTATCGTTTAGTATCTCTACTACTCGATCCTCCATATCTATATGCCACTTAAGTTCTTCGTCCATTAGATCAGGACTAAAAGATCTTAAAGATACTTTATCAGAAACCCAGGATTCTTCGAATGGTAATTCGCTCATGCTTTATATATTTTAAAAACTAAAACCAATAATTTGTGTAAAAATACTAAATACTAAATAGAAATCATTTTTTAATTTAATTAGTTTTTTCTATCTTTGCAAAAAATAAAAGAAATGCCACAGATATTTAAAGTAGGAGGATGTGTAAGAGATGGGATCCTAGGAATAGATTCTAAAGATATTGATTTCACATTTGTACTTGATAACCTAGATAGAACAGTAGAGGAAGGATTTGATATAATGACACAGTGGCTAGAACACAAGGAGTTTACTATATTTCTTTCCACTCCTGAAATGTTTACTATTAGAGCAAAATTTCCTAAGGGTGATCCAAACGAAGGTCTTGTAGCTGACTTTGTTCTTGCTAGAAAAGAAGTGGGATACAAAGAAGGAACAAGACAGCCTATTTTGGAATTGGGAACTCTTGAAGATGATCTTATTAGAAGGGACTTTACCCTTAATGCTTTAGCAATTGCTCAGGATGGAAATTTAATAGATCTTTTTGGAGGACAAGAAGATTTAAGAATGGGTCTTCTTAGAACTCCATTAGATGCACATATCACTATGATGGATGATCCTTTGAGATTCTTAAGAGCTTTGAGATTTTCTATCACAAAAGGGTTCGATATACATTCCGATATCATAGCTGCAATGACTCAACCAGAGATTCTAGAAAAACTAGAAAAGGTTGTTTCTGCAGAAAGAATTAGGGAAGAAGCTTTCAAAATGATGAAAGCTGATACAGTAAAAACTCTTGAACTATTTAGGGAAGTCGAGCAAACATTACCTGGTTTTACTAAATTAGTTTTTAGTAGGGGACTATGGCTAAAACCAACATTTGAGTTATGAGTGATGACACGTTTAAAAAAATGATGGATTTTTTAGATTCTGAAGAGGGTAAAAAATCTATACAAGAATTTGGAGAAAAAATGAAAAGAGAAGATGAGCGAAGGGATAGATGGATCGAAAAATTCAGGGAATTAGCAGAACCAGATATAGACTCTGCTCTATCTAGGTTAATTAAAAAATACGATTCTGATGAATACGTAAGGAGAGAATATTCTCTTGGATACGAACCAAGAGAAAAATTACTATGGATAGCCTTTAATTATGCAGAAAAATATTGCAAAGAGTGTACAGACGAGAAATACCTGAATATGTTTACTGGTGAAGCTTATTATATAGGTTCTTACGTGATCCAGGTTATGCACGGACAAGGATCAGTGATAAGAATAGATAAGATAGATATTTAATCTTCAAATCTTTTCTTTCCTGATATTAGATCTAAATATTCCGATAGAGTAAGATCTTTACCGTCTTTTTTAATGATAATATTTAGTATCTGTTGATCTACATTATCTGTTGTAGTTCTGTCCTCTATATCAAGAGTACCTAACCTAAACGATAAATCGTTAATCATGGATTTACGGGTTTCTTCAGTATTAAATTCCCATTGATATCTAGCTAAAACACTCTGTATCTCTTCTCTTAGCAGATCTGATTCAACAGAAGAGGGAACTAACATATTAAAAAGCTTGTTATTCGTTAAGTGTAAGGACATAGTAGGGACAAGGCTAACCTTCATCATTAGAACAGGAGAAAAAGTTGCTTCATCAATCCAATTCTCGAATTCAAAATCTTCAATCTTATCCTTGTTAGTTTCAAGGAAATCTTCAATAACTTCTAAACATCCTTCCGGATCATCCTGTAGGTCTTCTAAGCTAAATACAAAAAACTTTTTTAAAGTTGGTTCTCTTCTTTGTAATTCTTCTATTTTTTTAAATATCTTATCTCTCATCGCTGTATATTTTTTCGTTGAATTTTTGTAGAATCCTCCAGTTCTTTGGAAGGAATTCGTTTTTTTCTGGATCTATCCGATCAAATTTTCTCCACTCTCCAAAAAGATCCTCTCCGTTTTTTATCTTGTCAAAGATGTAATTCTCATCTTTGTAATAATCAGTATTATATTCCTGATGAGAAAAATCATTTAGCTTTGCAGATATTCTAGAGGGACCTCCAAAATAAGTAAAATGCCAGCCTCCTTTTTCCCACCATTGGCAATCGAAAGTTAATCTGCATTCCTCTATACTTCTAGATTTAAGATTGCCCCAGTTTATAACTTTAGGATGGTACCATTTCTCTTTTTGTCTATTCAAAAGAGAACCGAAGTAGTTATCCATTTCCAATTTGAAAATTCCATCAAGATTATATTTTTCTTTGATGTATGTTATTCTTTCTGAATTAGGGATTTCATCTATGTCTGTGATAATAACTACAGAATTATCATTCAGACACATTGAATGAAGAAATGGTAATGAAGAATTTCTTTGATATTTTTCTCTACTCCACGCATCAGTAAGATTATCCGGGATATAGATTTTTATATGTGCTACTTTGTCCCACCACTTTTCAAATCTCCATTTGTTTTCTTCAAGTATAAAGGGTTTAAAATCTCCTTTAAATGTTTTGTTTGCCTCTACTATAATAAACTTGTCTACGACATCGTAAAGCTCGTTAAACCTTAGCTCTAGAAGCTCTAGCTCGTTGTAAAACGTAAAACAATCTACTACGGTTTTCATTTAGATACCTAGAATTTTTTTCCATATTGGTCTCTTGGTAAAAGAAACTTCGTACTTGATGAAATTAAGATGTGCATTTTTTGTTGCGTGAAAAGCCAATTTTTCTACAAGATATATTTTTTTATCCGATTGATCTGATGTTGGCGAATTTTCTATTATCGATCTAGCACCTTTGTTTTCTACAATGTAGACCCCAGGCTCGCTATTTTTAGTAAATCCTCCTACTATTATGGTATTGTCTGAGAATTTCATATTATTGTCTACAAATACCATTATTCTTCCATTTAATGTACCAATGGAAGTTATCTCCTGTGGATTAGATAATGAAATATCATTGGGGTCAATAATAAATGATGCATGACCCTGAATTAAAGATGCAGTAGATCTTCCACATAGAATAAAATCTGCGCTTGCTCTTAAGCTTCTTGAAGTTATCGTATATGAGCTAGTCATAATCTTTCTAAAAAGATTTTCAGAGGCTTCTCTTGAAGAGATGTAGATATAATCTTGAAATGTTATTTTAGGAAAAATCTTTTTAATAGTCTTTTTCCATCTAGAAAGAAGTTCTTTATCTGACATATCACCAAGCTTATGATAGAGTTCAGATAATTTTTTTTGTTTGTTTGCTAATGATTCAGATTCTAAAGCATTCATAATCATAGCTTCACCGTCTACTGAATGGAATTGCTTAAGATCCTGTACTATCGAAGTATTGAATTTTGCTGCAATCCTAAAGTTTTGTAAGCTTATATGCTCATTTTGAGTTGATAGTTTTATCTCGTTATTTTCACGATCCTCTAAATCAAGATACCAAATAGTATTAGTTGTCGTATCAGTGTTTAAATTACAAGCTGTTTCTAAAAATTTCATATTATGATTTTTTTATTTGTGTTAATAATCCTCCGAAAGCTTCTTCTAAATTTCCATAAAGAGGTATGCTATATCTAGAACAAACGATTTGTACATTTCCCTTTCTCCAAAATCCATCTGGACAACAAACTATTATTTTGCTAGACGCTGCATATAATCCCAGCTCTAATAATGATATTGGTGATTTAGTGTTAGGCGAGAAGTACATAAATATAATATCACATTCATCCAGCTTGTTCATCTCCCAATTAACTTGGTGATTAAATTCAGGATTAGATTCTTCTTGTTTCCACGAAGAATCCCAAGAATCCCTTCTAGGGTTAAATAGAGTAACATCTAAATCTAACTCTGAAAGTTTATGAGTTATTTCATCTTGCCAGTTTTCAGCTGCTCCCATTTCTATAGATCCTGCAAGAAAAACAGTGACCCCGATATTTTCGAGATCACTGTCTGTTGGTTTTAAAATTTGTATTGACATACTTATTTTAGAGTCTCAGCCGGTGGATTGTTTCGTATTTCTTCCAATTGTAATCACTCTTAGGAGTCATATCTTTTTGTTTATAGTGCAATGTTAGAAATTTCTTTTTGAAATAAAAAATGATTTTTGAAAAAATTCATATATAAATGAAAAAAATGAATCAGAGCTATAACGAGTATATCGAAAACATTAAGAGAAAGCTGGATGCTATGAATAAAGCAGCAGGTGTTGATCCTGAAGCAAATAAACAATTACAACAACATATTGGTAACCAAAATAACTCTATGCCTTCTAATGATATTTTTGATATGCTAGGAAACGGAGCTAAGATGTGGATAGAAAAGCAAAAAAATCAAGGACTTTAATTAATTACATTGTAACAAAATTTGTTTCTACTTCTAAGAATGATAGAAAACAAAAGAAATGAGAGATTTTAAAATCTTAGTTAGATACGCTAATCCCACCGAAAGTTTATCAAGATATTTTACTGAGATATCTAAAGAAGAAATTCTTACACCAGAAAAGGAAGCTGAATTAGCATTTTTGGTTAGGGGAGGAGATGAGAAGGCTAAAGATAAACTAGTTAGATCTAATTTAAGATTCGTGGTATCAGTAGCTAAAGCTTATGCAACGAATAATATCCCTCTAGAGGATCTAATATCTGAAGGTAATAAAGGACTAATAGAGGCTGCTGATTTATTCGATCCTTCGACTGGATTTAAATTCATTAGTTATGCTGTATGGCATATTAGAAAGTACATTTTCTTATACATCAATAATTTATCTAGATCTGTTAGAATTCCAACTAATGTGACTAACGAGATGAGAAAATATCAAATGCTAGAAGATACTTTTGTTTCGTATAACGGGAGAGAACCATCAGTTGATGAGATATTAGACATTATGGAAAGTAACGGTGATCCTATATCTTATTCCACAATACAAGCAATAAAGAATAAGCCAACTTCAGTTCCATTCGAAAATACTGGATCTTGGGACGATGAATCAGTATTTTCACCAGCTAATTTTATAAAGTCGGAATATAATACTGACAATTATTCAATTAGCGAGGATATGAAAGTGATAATTAATGAGCTTTTAAAAGCACTAAGTCCTATGCAAAGAGAAATAATGGAGCTTAAATATGGATTAGGAGAATCCTATAAAGAACCTATGAGTTTTTCGCAAATAGCAGAAAAACTCGAAAGAACTCCTGAAGGTATTAGACTGATAGCTAATAAAGCTGAAAGAATAATGAAATACCAAGCTATAAGAAAGAAAATAAGTAAAGATTCTTTTTAACTTAGCTCAACCTCAGCTATTTTAAAAGGCACTTGTTTACCGTATCTATAGTTACAAAATTTTGTATATTCATCATCGTTCATTTTCTCTGTAAAGAATTCCATCTTACCCCATTCTAATTCAGATGTCTCTGGCTTAATAAATCTATCAAATACTTCTCTTCCTTCGATAATATTTTCCAACAGAAGGTTATTTAGATCTTTGGTTATTTTTTTAGCCTTAATTTGTGATGTTGTTATTTTCTCGATCCATTCTGTAATATTTTCGAATTCTATAATTCCTCCTTTAATTAGGTAAGCTTTTTTATTTGTCATTCTTTATATTTTGTATTTTCTTTAGTTTCTTTAATTCCCTTTCCTTATCTTTTATACGGTCAATCCATTTGTGCTGTTTCATTCCGTTAGTAAAAAACCATCCAACTTTTTGATCTAGCCATAGATCCATTTCCAAAAATTTGATTTTCATATGTATAGATTTTTCGTTAATTTAAGAATTATAAATAATATAATCTTCAGAAACTTTTTAACAAAATGCGGTTTAAATAGATAGATAAAACTAACAATGATATTTCTATACTATCTCCTTTATACGATTTACCAAGGAATAGGAGTAGTGGTTCTTTACAATTACTCTGATTATCCTAATCCTATCGGGTCATTATTCGTAATTAACTTTTGGCCCCTATATTTAATTAGAAGATTATTGTTTTAATCCCACCATCCTCGCATATCACTACCGTCGAACCATTTATTCCAAGCGTCACCTTTTTTCTTTTCCTCTTCTGACATTCTATCCAATAGCATTACATAATGAGTGTGTTCTTGGCCTTGAAAAATAGTCCATAGCTCTTTCCACTCTTTATTCTCGATCTCTCGTGAAAGATCGTAAATTTTCCGATTTGCATTTTTTACCTCCTCCGGTTCATCATCTCTAAAAGTAAAAGCTGTATCTACTTCATATCCTAGCTGTGATTCAGCAATATCGATGTAGAGATCTTCGGTTATATTTTTAAGAATCTCTATTGCTCTTTCTATCTTTGCAACTTTTTTTAATCTGGTCTCGTCTATCTCGTATCCTCTATTTATTGAATCTTTTAAAGCCTCCAAAGATCTTGATAGAATTCTTAGACTGTATGTACTATCCCAAGGTCTGTAATTCCATATCACCTCCCAAAAGAAAATGATATTCTTTATTCCTTTAGGTAGATCATATCTGAAAAAATCCCATGTTTTCCAATACCATCTCTCCCTTTTATTCATTTTATCTAGGCTTTTCCAAAAGCTATCTGCAAATTTCACTTCCATAATTCTTATACGCTTAATAACGTTTAATGTTCCGCAAAGATATATAATAAATATTTACAATTCAACATGAAGCACTTAAAATCTATAGAGGAATTTAAATCTGTTAACGAACAACTTTTCGGAGATATGTATTCCGGTATAATGGATCTACTAGCAGGTAAAAAACCAGGCGAATCCCCAGTGGGTGGAGCGGTAGGTGTTACCACAGCAATTCCTGCAGATAGAGCAAAAAATGCTCAGGCAGTTATAGAAGCAATGAAAAGACAGGGTATTACTAATCCCTATACACAAAGAGCTATTTTAGGTGTTATTGGTAAAGAATCTGGATTTGTCCCGAAAAATGAAACAAGCTATTCTAATACATCAGCTTCTAGAATTAAAAGTATATTTAAAACAAAACTAGGTGGAATGAGCGATGCACAAGTCGATTCATTAAAAGCAAATGATGAATCTTTTTATAATACCATTTATGGAGGAAAATATGGTAATGCACCTGACGAGGGTTACAAATATAGAGGTAGGGGATTTAACGGTATCACTTTTAAGGGGATATACCAGAAAATGCAAAAACTTCTTGATGGCATAGGAAAACTTGGTAGAAAAGTAGATATAGTTAATAATCCCGATTCACTTAACGATATTGATGTTGCAGCTGAGGTTGCAGTTCTTTATTTCTTAGATAGAGCTAGAGATCCGAAGATGGCTCAAAAATATGGAGTTAGTGATATAAATGGATTTAGAGATCAGGAAACAGCTTATAAGGCAATGACTAATGCAAATGCGGGATGGGGTAATGATATCAATACTGATTTCTTAGGATCTTTACAAAGAGCAAAAGAACAGGGTGATAAATTCACTCTTATCGCCTAAATTTATTAGGGAATATACTTCTCCATTCGTGGCCTTGTGGAACGTCCTTTGTTCTCACCCCAAATATCTTCTGTTCTGGACATGGATCCATTTCTCTAACCATTCTGCTATTCATCCATGTTTGGATTTTAACAAAATTGTTGTTACATGCCCATGATTCTATAGATCTGTTCCATGATGATCCGACTTGAAAAGGAAAATTAGTATTAGAATTGTTTACAACTTCTTTTATTTGACTTCCTTCTAATTCAACTTTAATCTCACCAAAATTCATGTGCTTGAGAATCATAGTTCTCTGATTAAAATTCTCGTATAATTCTATATGTTCCATTACCACGGGTTACTTGATTTAATTCCTAAAAGCTTTCTGTATCTTGCAGTGTTACAAGCCCAGTATCTAGCTTTCCATTTAGGACCAGGATTATCACATCTCATTCTTTTCTGAAATGATCTTGCTTTTTTAGGATCATTATTGTTAACTCTCATACCAGGTTCGCCAAATCCCACTTTAACAACATTGCCTTTTTCATTTTTGGTGTATACACCGAATTTCCTAGGTCCCGAAGGTGTTCTGAATGGCCGATTGAGGTCTACTTTTCTACCTCTATACTCTGCTTCGTGTAGTTCTTCCACATCTTCAAAAGGTATGTCGAGAAGAACCTCTCTTCCCTCATAGATTCCCTTTTTGCCAGCGTCTGTTCCGACCAACCAAATTTCATCTTCGGTTAGACCAATTTTTCCTGAATAATATAAATCTCTTGATTCGTTAACTAGATCTAACCAACTTTCTGATTCTAATCTAAAAACGCTTTCTAATATACCTACACCTTCATTAAGATGATAAGATAGATTTTCTGATATAAAGTCGTTTTTAAATGAGCTATAAGCTTCTATGTGTCTCATATAAGACTATATATCCTTTATGATAATCCATAAAATTCCTTTCTTATAGAAACGAGTAAATTGTTTACGAATTCTGGGTCAACAGAATCTGGAAGATTTGATTCTTTAAATAATTTATCGATTTCTACTATGTCACTTTCAGCTCTATCGATTAAGCTTTGTAGATCAATTTCTCCTCTTCTAATAGAAAGGAGTTCTTGTGCATTTTCTCTTCTTACAAGAATACCTTTACCCTCAGCAATTTCTTTAGCAATTTCAAGAAGCCTACGACAGTGCATCATGTTTTTACCGTCGATCTTTTGACCGTGTGTTTCTACATCAACCCATCTTTGTAGATTTCTTTTTTCTAACCATTCTTGATATTCATTATAATCTTTACAGTGCATGGTGTATCCATCCTTATTGTAAATAATATTACATATAGGGGTTTCGCCTTTTGGTATAGATGATAATCTAAGTTGATTAGATTCAGATTCATTTTCCACCTCACCTACTTTAACAAGCCCCTTATATCCAAATCCCATAGGCTTATTTTCTTCTATCATTCTTCTTTTGTGAAATTCTCTTATATTTTCTTTAAGATTCTCAGAGAAGCAAGAATATGCACCTTCATCAAAATAGAGAGCATAAACATCCCTAGCATTTGGAACATTTACTGCACCGATGAATTTTTCATCATATCCTTTCGGTTTGTTCCACTCTTTCCACGGAATAGATTTTTCACCTCCAATTACATAAACGAAATCAAGTACATCTTTACGTGTAACTTTATCTTTTTCCCAGTTCTGCTTTTTATCTTGGCCCTTAGCTTTCTTAATTTGCTGAATAGCATATCCAGCAAATGAATTAGAACACTTCTTAGTGATGAATTTGTCCTTATGCTGAAGTATTTCATCCATTAATGGGTGTTTATATAGAATACAATCTTCTGGCGTGTTTAAGAGCTCTAAAATGGTCGGGTTATTTGTAGATACAAGATCTAAGAACCTTTTAATCTCATAGAAAACAGTGTCGTTAGTGTCATCGTTGATCTGCTCTTTATACCCATAACCCAATATATTATCTATATGCTGAATGTAAACCCCAGCATAATCAATATCCGATGTGGGAATAGCAGTACCATAAGCCTGTGATCCTCTCTTAACAATAAGAAGAGGCTGAGCTCCGGGAGACTTGCTTTCTATAAGATCTAAAAATTCTTGTAACATTATAATTATATTTTTAATATTTATTTGTAGTCAGGACAGGATTCGAACCTGTATTGGCTCCATCCTTAACGGATGGATTCGGTACCACACCTCTTTACGCCACCTGACTAATCAATGTTATCTAATTTTATCCATCATCGCTTTCAACTCTTTCTCAGTCTCAACGTTAATGATGGTTAATCTATTAACAGGTTTTGAGAATGATAGAGGTACCGTAGAAACCATGTAGTGCATGTTATGTTCAATGTAAATATCTTCAGGTGTAAATCCAAAGACAGCATCTCCGTTTGTTCCGTATGAACCGTCTTCTGCAGGACTTGGTAACACGTGTTGACCCCATCCATCGCCAGCACTAGGTGATGTATAAGTTACAATTTGCTCAGTATTAGTAAGTTGCGAATTCACTGAAGATACCTTATTAACTTGGTAATAACCAATAGGCTCGCCTACACCTTCTACGAACACATACATATAAAAAGAAATCGATCTGTCATTCTGCAACTTAAATCTTTTGATCAAGTTATCTCTTTCTAATGACCATGAAATTTTTGGTGCAGGTTGAACTGCATTTAAGTCTCTTTGATTAGCTTCTGTTTTCTTTTGCTCGTCTAAAGCAGAAGTATTATCTAATTTTCTTTCCCAGCATGACGTTAACATAAACATCAGTACTAAAATTGCTAATAATTGTTTCATTTTTTTTAATTGTTACAGTTAAACTCTTGATTACTTAATTGATATGGTAAACTACTTGACTTCCACAATGATCTGCCCCACATCTTTGACCTAGCATTGTACTCTTCAACCCATCGGTTAAGGTTTGTTCTTAAAGCCAAAATTCTTTGTGCTTTACTGAATTGACTAAACATCGGATCTGTTTCAGGTACATCCTTCATGTTGCAGATGTCGGTGTTTATTTTAGCACAGGTGTTGTAGATCTCTTGGTATTCTTCGTAGTGAATCACCGCAGTATCAATTTTAGTAGCTTCACGTACTTTGTGTACAACGTAACTAGAGGCCGATAAGACCAAAGTTAATCCAATGATCCAGTAAACAATTTTCTTTACAAATCTTTTTTCTTCTCTAAATTCTTCCATTTTTTTCTTTTTTTGTTAATAATTTTACTTTTTTACTTTGTTTATAACAGTTTTAAATGTCCGGTTATTTGGTTAACTTCTTCTGACCAATTAGGTCCGATGGCAATACACGTTTTCGTTGGTACACCATTAAATTCTGTAAGACCCGCATCAGTAATTATCGATGCAACAAGTCCAGCAGCTTTAGCTTTTTCGTATATCTCTATCAATTCTGATTCAGAATCTACTGAAACACAAACTTTAGTGAATAGTCCATTAATCCAAGACTCCATTGGTGTTTCACTTTCTAATATGAGTGTTTTTTCTTGAACTCCAGTTGGACAATGTCTTAATGTCATCTGATCAAGTATTGCTGCCATAGATGCATGAGCTCCCTGAGCCACCATCTTTCCTTTCCTCATATTAAGATCCTTTCGAACAACAATAACTTGTTTTGGTATTTTTTCCATATCGCAAATATAGAAATTGCTATTTAAAATAAAAAATGATTTTTAATCTCTGAACCACCAGATCATTCCGTCCCAAAGAGCATCACCGTGGTTTATCCAAGAATCCATTCTCATATCTTCATTGAAATCATCATCGTCCATGAAATCATCATCGCTCTTTTTATAATCATCAGGAGTGATCTTAGTTTTTTTGTTTTTAAGTTCTCTCCACCAGTCAGATTTACTCATGTAAGAATAGTCTGGAACAATTCCAATTTCTCCAGGTTCAACACCAAGTCTAATAGTTGCAGGTAATCCATAATACCATATTTTTCTACCAGCTTCTTTTTCTTGGTTTAAGAAGTCAAAAGGATGCTCTAAAAGAGTAACTTCTAGAGATTGAGCTTTTGAAAGAGCATATCCAATTTCTCTAGAGAAAAATTTATAGACCAATTTTCCGTTTGCATACATTTCACAAGTACCTCCGTTTCTGATATCCCATTCGTCCCATTTATGCTTCATACGATTGAACTGGCGATATCTGATTTCCCAGCACGTTCTGTGTGTTCCATTATCGATATATGGGATTAATTCACGTATACAAGGTTCGTGTATATCCCCATCCTCATCAGAAGTTGCTTCATAATCTGACCAGTCCAACCACCATGTATCTGGACATCCGTTATCTTTTCCTAATCGGTGTTCATATCCAGGTACTGAATATACCGGATATAATTTTTTATCGATCATTATATCGAAAATCTTATGGACCCTCTCAAATGGTGCAGAATCAGGCTTGTGGTATTTTTCTATAGCCTGAGCTAATGTTAAGTTTTCTTTACTCATTATCTAAATAGTTTTCTATGTTCTTATCAAATTCCTTCATCGTTTCTCTGAAGTCAGGATCGTTTATGGTATTAGCATCTTGCCATGCTTCTTTTCTATCACCCCACATAATCCACAAGCGAAAGAAATCGTAAATGGTACGTATTTTTCTTATCATTTTATTTTCTGTAACCAGTTGATAAAGTGATCCTCAATGCTAGCATCGTCCCATTCATAATCGGTAAATCCTTTGCGACAATATTCGCCAAAGTTTACCATATCGATCATAGAAAATCCAGGAGTTCTTTTTAGAATATCTTCCACCATTTCTTGTGTAGCATCGTCTCCTTTTGCTTCGATGTCTTTCCACTCTTTTTCGATGCTATCAGAGTCTAAAGTATTAAATTTCTCTGCTAATACTACTGTTAGTTTTAAATCGCTTAAATCCTTACTCATTTATTTCTTTTATTTGTTTAATATATGGTTCGTATACTGAAGTCCTAGTGGATCCAGATTTGAGATAATCTCCAGCCGGAATCCATTTAGTCTTAAGTTCTTCTTTTTCTTTGTATTCACAAGGAAATGCTGTAACTATGGTTTGTTCGATATCTGGTCCTTCACAGACAAGATCTCTCCAGGTTGTTCCATCTAGGAAATTTCTTAAAGCACTCCATGGCTCCATGTCAATATTTAGCCACATATTATCTCCATGGATTTTTGCGTGATCTATTTGTTTTTCAATCTCCTCTGCTAATGATTTTCTCTGGTCATCTGAGAGTCTTTCTCCGTAATTCTTTACTAAGTCAGTTGGATAATATGCAGAAGCTATTGTGTATCTTCCACAAAAATATCTTAGGGATGACCAAGTTAATGTCCATTCCCAATCGGATAATTTTTTTATTTTTTTAGCCATTCGGACTGATTTTATTATTTTTCTATCCAAAAATAAGAATTTAGTTTCTGGATAAATAGATTATGTCAGATGGATATGTCTATTTAATAGTTGAAGGAGATCAATACGGGGAAGAGAAATATAAGATAGGGATAACAAAGAATTCCCCTCGAGAAAGACTTAGAAAACTAAAAACCGGTAATTCTAACGAGTTGGATGTTTTAAAAGTTTATAGAAGCCGTAACTATAAAAAGATTGAAAGGATATTGCATAGAAAATATGCCACACAAAAGACACTTTCGGAGAACGAATTCTTTTATTTAACTAATGAACAGGTATTGGGATTTATAGATTCATGCAAAGAAGCTGAAAATATTGTAGATGCCCTAAGGGATAATCCCTTTTATAAATAGATTACTCGAATCTGTTTATTAAACTTGCTCCTGAGCTTTTTATTGTGTTTACAATTTCAGGATTCAATACTCGGTCCATTATTTTTCTTGGATACCCCTGATAAACCTTAGCCATTTCTAGTGGATAATCTTCAAATACGTTTAGAAGGTCGCATAAAAAATCATACACTACTCTCATTTTTTCTAGATCACCTGAATTAAAATTCACGTCCCATTCCTCAAGAGCATCTAAAGTTTCTAATCTACTCTCCATATCATCTTTCTCACCCTCTAGGTTATCGTAAGATTCCTGTAGATCCTTTTTTTCCTCTTTTAATTCCTCATAATTTTCTTGAAGTTCTTCCAATTGTTTTTGAGTACTCTTTAAATCTCCCACTTCATCTACTAGAGCTTGCTTGTCCCATCCCATAGTGTCTAGCTCTGATCTGGTGTCTTCTAATTCTTGATTGACATCTGTTAGTTGATCATTAAGATCATCTATTTCTAATTCTAGAGATGCTATCTTTTCTAAAGCTTGCTGTAGATTCATATTTTCATTTTCTAACACAAAATTAGAAAACTTTTTCAATGATTGGAATTTTCTCATTATTTTTTATCCTTCCTATTAGCTTTTGCTTGTTTATAAAGAGCCTTATCCGACATTTTTGTTGTTTTACCACCAGTCACAAAAGAATTTACTCTAGCCATAGCCCATTGCTGAGGAGTTGTTCCCGGAATATGACCTTTTTTCCAAGCTGCATATCCTCTTTTCCATACTTGAGTTAATATACCTTGAGGAAATCCAGTCTTATCCGATTTATTCTTTAAAGCTTTTTTTACTGGACTACCAGCAGAAGTTACTCCTTCATTTAAGAATCCCTCAATCTCTAGGATCTCATTTTCTGATAGGGATTCTAAAATTTCTATAAACTCCAATTCTAATTCCTCTAGGACTTTCATGAATTGGTAAGGGTCTGTCATAAGATTTTCCCCAAACATTTCTTTGTATTTTTTAGTGTATTTGCTCGTTTTAGTTTTTACCGCTTTACCCTTTCCAGCTTTACGAGATTTATAATCAGCATCCCATGGTCCATAAGCAGAAGAGTCTGAATCTGCTTTATCCCCATGCTTTTTGATCTCCCTTTTCATCACATTGGGATTGGTAGATAGGTATTTTTTGGGGTATTTCATAAAGTATTTATCCAACTTCCCAAAATCATTTTTTAGTTTAACAAGAAATTTCTATCTTTATGAAAAAATTATCGAAGTGGAATTTATAAGAAGCAAATATAGCAGGAGAATTAGAAAGAAACGAAGGCTTGGTGAATTTAGAGAATATGGATTTATTCTCGATGTTTATTGTGGACCAGATCCTGAAGGACATATTATAGATGCAATTATCCCCCTGGTTATTAAAAAGAGAATGTATTTAACCGGAGGAGGGGATCACGAGAAATATTCTTTCTTTATAGGGGGATTAAAAGAAGAATCTGACAAAGAATGGATTTTTAATGAAATAAAAAAGATCCAGGAAGTAGAAGATGTAGCTGTTTATAAAACAGTCGACATGTGGCACGATAACGTGGACATTTATTTTGAAGAAATCGATAATTTAAGAAAAGAATATGTCAAAAAGAGGTAGAAAAAAACATTTTCCCCAATTAATAGGAGGTGGTGGTTTCAGTCCATGTTTTATGACTGAGCCCGAATTCGAAGAGGCATACAAAAGTTCAGTCTTTTACGTGGAAAAAGATTTTCGCAACGAATACGAGAAACACATTGCAGGAATGGGGCACTTAGCAAATATTGCAAAAAGCTACATTCTTAATAACTGGAAGACGGTAAAAAACTGGAGTGATATAGAGGTGGTTGTTATTCACGGGCCAACAGGTGATGCCGTTCATTATTATGCTTACAAGGAAAGAATACGAAAGAAAGATTACCGTAATGCCAATGACATCTTTTTGAAATTCGATAAAGCAAGAAAAAGAAACCAAAATCCAGTCGTCACTATAGATGAAGTGGTGTTAGATCCAACCGACGGAGATTTTTCGATTACCATCAACGGTCATCAACATTGGTGGATACAAGACGAAGCGGTAATTATTATCGCAGACTACATAGAAAAACAAATTAAAAAACAAAACGATGGAAATTCTGAATCTAGCGTATCCTGAAAAATCGGATATCAACTTCAAAATCAATAAATTTCCAGATGGACAACAATCAGTAACTATTGAAATCGATCGGATATTTAGTATAGCAAAGCATGAGGAAGAAGTAAAAATACAAGCCAGACTTAACACCTTCCGTGATCTCGAAATAATCATCTGTGCTACTGCAGCTCTTAGAAATCTAGGGGTCAAGAGTATTTCTTTATATGCTCCATACTTTATGGGTGCTCGATCAGACAGGAGATTTACTGAGGGCGATGTTAATTATCTAAAACAAGTTATCTGTCCAATCATCAATGCTCAAAAATTCGAGTCAGTAATGGTTCTAGATCCACATTCAGATGTTCTTGAAGCTTGCTTGGATAATTTTGAAAAAACGAGTAATCATGAGATTGTTAAACGCGCTCTTACTGACATCGACAACAAGAACGATGCTCAAGAAAGAATCTGTTTAGTATCTCCTGACGCTGGAGCATATAAGAAGATCTTTGACGTTGCACAGAAATTCGGTATTGATAAGGTTATTACTGCTACAAAGGTCCGTGATATTAGAACTGGTAAAATCCTACATACTGAGATCCCAGTTTTAGACCAGCATGAAAAAATCAAATATGTTATTGTAGATGATATCTGCGACGGCGGACGTACATTCTTAGAATTAGCAAAAGCTATTCACGGAAGCAGACCAACAGCAGAGGTTTATCTAGTTGTAACCCATGGAATTTTTAGTAAGAGCTTCTTAGAACTAAGTAGAGAACTAAAGAAAGTCTATAGTTCTAATAGCTATTCTGATATCGATGTAGAGCATCACAGCGACTACACAGTAGGTAAAGATTTTTTAAAGCAGTTTAACGTATTCCAATAAACATAATATGGTAGAAATTAGATATAAAGACGTTGATCCTGATACTGGTAGCATTACGAGAGATGAAATGATATGTCAATGCCCAACAGAAATGCTTGCTGATTGGGTTTATTCAGCTCTCGTGAGAGATATGTCTTTAGATTACGATGAGCCAAATAGAGAATTTTATATAAAAAAATAAGTAATGAGATATCAGGAAATTGAAGGGGATCTAATCGAATATGCTAAGCAAGGTAAATTTGACGTGATTGCACATGGCTGTAATTGTCTTTCCACTATGGGAGCTGGATTAGCTCCACAAATGGCCAAAGCATTTGGATGTGATAAATTTGAAATGGAACTTATAGGATCAGATGTTAACAAGTTAGGTAATATTGATTATCAAACATTTGTTCTTGGAGAGAATGCTATATGGTCTTTGGAAGATGCAAAGAACAATCGTAATGAACCAGAATTAACTGTGGTTAATGCCTATACACAATACAACTACGGAAGAAATCATTCAGATGGTGTTTTAAGACCTATTGATTATGAAGCTTTGACATTATGCCTAAGAAAAATGAATATGGTTTTCCAAGGTAAACGTATAGGACTTCCTATGATAGGAGCAGGACTTGCAGGAGGTGATTGGGATCATATTAAATATCTTATACAGAAGGAACTTAGAGACTGTCAGGTAACTATAGTGATCTACAAGAAAGAAAACAATAAATTGTCACTGGACGAGATAATGGGAGACGCATACAAACAAAATAAGTTAATAGATGAGAAAACTAGCAACGATTCAGAAAATTAAAGAAATCCTTCCTATTGAAGGCGCAGATGCTATTGAATTAGCAATTGTAAACGGATGGAAAGTAGTAGTAGGAAAAAATGTAGAACACAAAGAGGGTGATTATGTTATTTACTGTGAGATTGATTCATTCCTACCAATTAAAGAAGAATTTGAATTTCTTAGAAAGTCATCATACAAAAAAATGGCAGATGGCACTGAAGGATTTAGGTTGAGAACAATTAAACTTAGAGGACAGGTTTCTCAAGGTCTAATTATCCCAATAAATGTCCTTATGAGATATAAGAATTTTATGGTTGAATTTGAAGAGGGATCTGACGTATCTGAAATTTTAGGAATCATTAAATATGAACCTCCTATGCCTGCAGAATTATCTGGAGTAGCTAAAGGACTATTTCCGGGGTTCATTCCTAAAACTGACGAGGAAAGAATTCAGAATTTATCTGCAGTTTTTGAGAGCTGGAAAGAAGAAGGACATAAATTCTATGTGACAGAAAAACTAGACGGAAGTTCCGCTACATACTATTACAAAGACGGAGAGTTTGGCGCGTGCTCTAGAAACTTAGAGCTTTTGGAAACTGAAGGTAATTCATTCTGGAAAGTTGCAAGAAATTTAGATCTAGAAAACAAAATGAAATCTTTAGGATATAACGTGTCTTTTCAGGGTGAGTTAATCGGAGAAGGAATACAAGGGAATCCTTATAAGATATTAGGTCAAACAGTTAAGTTCTTTAATGTATTTAATATTGACACACATCAATATGTGGGATTAACTGATTTTGTTAATATTATTCACGGATTAAGTCTTGATACAGTACCTAAATTAGAAACTGAATTTACACTTCCTGATACAATAGAGGAACTTTTATCTTATGCAGATGGAAAATCCTATCACAATCCATCCTTCGATAGAGAAGGTGTTGTTATAAGAAGCATTGATAGAAAGATATCATTTAAGGTTATTAGCAATAAATTTTTATTAAACGAGAAATAGTATGACGATAGAGCCAGAAGAATCAGAATTTAAAGAAAGAATAAACAATTTAATCAAAATAAGCAAAAGGATGAGAAATAAAAAAATCCCAAGAATTGAAATTACAGAAGAAGACATAGACGGAATCGACACACAAAAACATACCAGGTGGTCAGTTTTACAGAATGATCAATTTGCGCCCTCTTTCGTTTCGATCCCTCAAGTTCCTTCCGGATTATACGAAATGAAATGGAACAGTTCTTTACAGACTTGGGTGGTAGCTAAGCAAGAGCTAAATATTGATGAGCTATATGAACTCCCTTCCCCGGAGATTGAAAGCATTTTAAATGACATCAAGATTTTCTGGAAGAAGAGGGAAACCTATAAAGAGTACAATTTTGTTCATAAGAGAGGTATTCTATTATATGGTGATCCTGGGTGTGGTAAATCTGGTATTATCCAACTTTGCGTAAAGGACCTAATTGAGAATGAAAATGGTATTGTCATAAATATCAAAGAGGACGAGGACTTTAAAGCATTTGTTGATTTTGTTCCAACTATAAGAAGTATAGAACCAGATAGAGCTTTAATAGTTATTCTTGAAGATATAGATTCACTTGCAGGAGAGGACAGATACTCAACTACTAAATTGCTTAATATCCTAGATGGGGTTAAGCAGATAGAAAATGTTGTTTATATAGCAACAACAAACTATCCAGAAAAACTACAAGAACGTATTACTAATCGTCCATCAAGATTTGATAGAAGATACGAGGTCCAAATGCCTTCAGCCGAAATTAGAGAAGCTTACATAAAGAATAAGCTGACAAAAAGTGATATTAAAAAAATAGATCTTGAAAAATGGATTGATGTTACTGATGGAATGTCACTCTCTCACTTAAAAGAATTAGTAATTTCGGTAGTAGTAATGGGGAAAGACTTTGATGAATCCCTTTCTACTCTTAACAGCATGGGAGAAAAACCTAAAGTTACTAGCAAGAAGAAATCTAAACTGGGGTTTGGAAGTTAAGAATATAATGGAGAGATCTTTAATAAGAATATGTTCAGCATCTCTTGGAGATACCATAGGTGCAATGGCAGTAATAGATTCATATAGATCTAAAAACTCTATCGATGTTTCAGTTATTTGTAATTTAAGCGGGGAGTATTTTAAAAATAGCTATCCAGAAATTACTAAAATATATCCTCACTCTTCAACACCAGAATATATCCCAGAAATTGATAAATGGGTAATTGACGGAATAGAGTACGGTGAGTATAAGCAGATCATGTACAGGTTTGAAAAGCCTTTAATAAAAGGTTATGCAGAGCAATTAGATATAAAGGAATGGAATAGGCCAAAAATAGATGCTTTCGTAGGGGAAAGACCTATAAAATCTAAATACATCTGTTTTTCTATGCACTCAACCGCACAATCAAAACATTGGAATTATGAAGATGGCTGGGATCAACTTTGTAGAATGTTAAGAAAAACAGGAATAACTCCAGTTTGTATAGATGTTCACGAAAGCTTTGGGACTGAAGGGAATTGGAATCCGGTTCCTAAATCTTGTGTTAAGAAGAACGGAATGGATCTTAAACAGATGACAAACTACATACACCATTCTGAATTTTTTATAGGATTAAGTAGTGGCCTAACATGGGTTGCTCACGCTTTAGGAAAACCAGTAGTTATGATCTCCGGTGTAACATCAGAAAATAACGAATTTTCGGATGATACTGTTAGACTAATTAACAAAGAGGTTTGCCACGGATGTATAAACAGTTATCAGCATAAATTTGATTCTGGTGACTGGTTTTGGTGTCCAGTACACAAAGGAACAGAAAAACAGTTCGAATGTACAAAAACGATTACACCTGAGCATGTTTTTGATTCTTTATCTCATTTATTACCTAAAGAATAAACTTATTATAACCACCGATATATAATCTATAGTTATGTATGAAAAGCTTTAGAGAAAAATATCAAGGTTTATCCGAAGAGCAACTTAGAATTAAGTATAAGCTTTGGGAAAGAGAAAAAGAAAGGGAAAAGAATCTTTTGGAATCTCTTAAGAGAAGAAATCCATTCAGTAAAGATGATGATGATGGAGAATCTGGAATGTACGACGGAGCTCTAGATATAGATGGAACACATGGAGTAGTTTCTGATGCTGTATTAGTAGGTGCAACAGTTACTTTTGTTTATGCAGGAAGCGGTTCTCCAGTTAAAACTACTTTTACCGGCACAGACGGAAGATTTATAGTTCCTAGAAGTTTTGGTGCGGGACAGATAATAATATCAGGAGGAATTGATGCAGTGAATGGTCTTCCGTATAAAGGTGAGCTATCAGTTGATGCAGAGTTTTTTCATAAATACCATGCTATTACTCCAGTGACCCATATAGCTAATCATATATGGATTAATACCCCGACAAGAATTCCAGAAGAAGCAATGAATCTTGTTTTGGAATATCTCCCTGATTTTTCGGGAATTCCATTAGAAAAAATAGATCCGGTTTTAATGTTTAATCACGACCACGTTAAACTCACATTAGATGGTGTAGAAGGAGCTAAAAACATACAAGCAATAAATACCATCATAGAAGTACATGCGGATCTTATAAGCAGTTTAAAAGCAAATACTGAAGATGAGATAGAGGCTCACAAGAAACAAACATATCTAGAAATAGGGAATGCTTTTCTAGCCAAAATAAACGGCCAGGAGAATACAAATTATGTAGATGACATCTTTAAATTCCATTCTACACTATGTGACAAAAAACATGAAATTTGCTGCAGCGAATTAATTTCTAAGGCTTCTTCTATATTATTGGAAAGCGTAGATAAAGATCATATTGGATCTACTTCTGAGATACAAGCTTTAAATCTTGCAGTGAAAACAGAATGGTCTAATAAAGCTTTAGAAATGACAAATGATCCCTTAGTAACTCCTAATAAAGTTTGGAACAGTATAGAGAATAAAACGATGGAGGGATTAATAACACAGATTAATATCTCAGTTTAAGCTTCGTGGTGATCTAGATCTGTGGGATAATCATTAAGCTTATCTAATATTCTCTTAAGATCATTATAAGAGTAAGGGAGAAATCCATTTGTATCTACTCCTACGTCCATAGTTCTTCTTCTATTCTTAGATTGTTTTTGAATCCACCATTCATCAGGTTTTAGATTCCCGTGAGTGTGACCGTGTAGATGCCAAGATCCTTTATGATACCTATTCCATATTTTCATCGGCCAGTGACTTAGTACAATATGATCGTCACCGATATTTAGTTCTAGATATGAATTAACGCTCTCAAAAACCTCGTGGCAATTATCTCTATTTTTATAGAGGTTCTCATCGTGATTTCCTAGTATTACGTGAACATTCTGACATATGATTCTCTCTCTGAATCTAAAAACATTCTCAACCCCTCCAAAACTCCAATCCCCTAAATGATAGAGAGTATCTTCCTGTCCAACGACAGAGTTTATTGAATCAACAATTATATTGTTATGATCCTCTAATGTTTTAAAATTTCTGCATCCGGATTTATCATCCCATTTGCTTATTCCTGAAACTATGTTTTTGTGCCCGTAGTGGGTGTCTGAAGTAAAGTATATCATATCGCAATTATACGAAAATTCCATAATTAGTTCCGGAACTTTAACCGTGTTTAACGATAAAATATCTATGGAATATGTGAAATTTAAAGCTTTTGTAGATTGTCTTTCTGATATGACCGAGAGGAATAGGAAGGCTTATAAGATAGGTGTAGATATGATAGATTATACTGAGCCTTATGATAAAGCTATAACTATTCTTTTGGAAGAAATACTTACGATCGAGGGAAATGATTGGTTATCGTGGTTTCTTTATGAAAAGGGAGGTATAGATAAGAAGATGAGGAAGGATATGAAAGCTTGGGATAATGAAAAAGAAATATGTAAAGATTTGAAAGGTTTACATAGTTATTTAGTGGATAATTCGTATTTTCGTAACACGTTAAAATAAAATAAAATGGCACACATTAACATAAACGATAAAAAACTAAAAGGATTACCAGAGAGAACACTAAAAACCAAAGAGATTAATATGGGTATAGATCCTCTTACTGGAAGAAGAATGGTTAAATTAGTAATTGACGATTCTGAATATTACGGCTCATCAGGAACAGATGGAAATCCAGATTTTTATAATAAATATGTTAACGAAGGAAGGAACAGCATCGATGAATCCATGTTCACTGCAGACTTAGCTTCCATTCATGATTGGGATCTGTATCAGAAAACCCTACCAAAAACTAAACTTGAAACAGAGATAAAAAAAGAATTTCTTCCGAAAAATAAAATTCAGAATAATCCTGTTAAGATAGAAAAGAAGAAAGAGGGAAACAATAAAAAAGAAATTAAGAAAGTAGAAAGTACTTTTTTAAAAGCTATTAAGAATATAGCAGGATTTATTTTTCCTTTCTCCGTTCTACAACAAATAATTAAAAAACAGAAATGGTAAAGATTCAACCAAAATTAAATCTAAACGATAAAGAATACGAAGTAGAGGAAGTCTTTATTAGCGAATTAGGATACCTTATGGTTAGACTGTTTTGTCCATCAGATAAAATTTTCACAACACATAATTTTGGAATTTTTGACAGTAACAATAATATATTTTTAGATGAAATCAAAAGAATTGAAAGAGAAAGAAATAGTACTTCTAAATAGTGAAGGACCCGTTCTTAAAGCTAAAAAAGCTGATGATGGAGTAGTTCTGTATAATACACATGATGAAATAGTAGAGATACTAACAAACGAAGAGTTTAACGACTTTATATTCAATGACTTTCCTATCACCTATACAGATGGGAAAGAAATGATATGGTCTAGAATTTCAGATTCTATGAAGGTTGACGAGACTTCATTAAAAAGATGGTTCAATGGAAAAAATAAAAGCAGACTTAGTAGCCTAGTCTATTTAGCTTCTCCTTATTCACATCCCGATGATAGAGTTAGACATGAGAATTATCTTATTGTTACAAAGATAGCTGCAGATTTAGTTTCTAGAGGACACGTTGTAATATCGCCTATAACATACGGACACGTATTGCTAGATCATGCTAAAATGCCTACTGATTGGGAATTCTGGGAGAATTTCTGTCTAACACTACTAGAAAAATGTGATAAAATTCTAGTATGTAATACCATGGTAGGGTGGGAAAAATCGAGAGGTGTAGCACAAGAGATAAAATATGCAGAAGAAAATAATATTAAGATAGAATACATAAAACCCTCGGAAGTAAAAATATGACGAATCCTTTTTTAATTATATCTGGTATACTGATAGGTTTATTAGCACAGGTTTTAGTTTTTTTCCAATTACAAGGTCCCTTAAAATACGACTTGCTTAAAAAATATTACTGGATAAATGTACTAATGGGTATTCCTATTTCTATGTTATTTATGTATTCGGTTAAAAATATGGTAATGGCTTTTGACGGTCAAATGTGGCCTTCACGCTTAATAGGATTTAGTATAGGAGCAATTGTTTTTACTGCGCTTAGCTGGTCTGTATTTAATGAACCAATAACAACTAAAACATTAGTGTGTCTCATGTTATCTGCAGCAATATTAATAATACAGCTTGTATGGAAATAAAAGAATTTAAAAAGATATCACTTGAAATATCTGAAAGATTATCTAACCTCCCGTATGATAATGGGGACGTTTCAGATATAGGAAACGAAATAGGAATAATTCTGGGAAAATATCTTTCCAACTATTCATTAGGATGGGAGAAAGATGATTTCATATCCGGGTTAAATCATGGAATATCAATAGCTAACGGAACACACTAATAAAAAATAGATGAACAGCCTAGACAAACAATACCTATTATTACTTCGGGACATATTAGATAATGGAGTGAAAAAAGAAGATCGTACAGGAACCGGTACTATTTCAGTATTTGGTAGACAGATCAGGCATAAAATGAGCGAAGGTTTTCCTTTATTGACAACAAAGAAAATGCCATTCAAAACAATAACAACCGAACTTCTGTGGTTTTTACGTGGTGATACTAACATCAAATACCTTGTTGATAACAATTGTCATATTTGGAATGGAGACGCAATGAAAAACTATGAGAAGAACGAAGGAGAAATTGATTGGGGTCCATTCGTAACGAAAGAAGAAGCTTTCGTTGAAATGATTAAATCCGACGAAAAATTTGCTAAGAAATGGGGTGATCTAGGTCCGGTTTACGGTCACCAGTGGAGATCGTGGGGAACTTCAAGAGAACACATAGATGGGGTTACTTATTATAAGTATAATCCGATAGACCAAATCGCAAACCTAATCAACGACCTTAAAACAAATCCAGACTCAAGACGATTAATGGTTAATGCTTGGAATGTTGGTGAATTAGACCAAATGGTTCTTCCACCTTGTCATTATGGGTTTCAAGTTTATACAAGAGAGTTGAGTTTAAGGGAAAGAAATCTTTATTGGTATAGTAAAAATGGTAATACGGTTTTCCCAGAAGATAATATTGATAATGAAAATTTAGATAAATTAAATGTTCCTAAACGAGCAATCTCATTAATGTGGAATCAACGTTCAGTAGATACATTCTTAGGTTTACCATTCAATATTGCATCTTACGGATTGTTATTAGAAATCATTGCAAAGGAAGTTAATATGGTTCCTGATGAATTAATTGGAAATTTGGGTGATGTTCATTTATATTCGAATCATATTGAACAAGCTAAAGAACAAATTGGTAGAGAACCATTCGAGTTAGCTAAGCTAAATATAAAATTACATTTTAAAAACGAGCCATCGTTCACACCCGAGTATTGGTTGGTTGATGATTTTGAGTTGATTAACTATCAATCACATAAAGCAATTAAAGCACCTTTATCTAATTAATTTTTAAAACAATCAAAAATGGAAAATCAAAAAATATCATTAGTTATAAGATCTGGTATTAAAATTATTCAAAACACGATCGAAGGAGTAACAATTAATATTCTAGATGATGAAATGTCTAGGAGCCAACCCACAGAATTTTTACCCTTAGGAGCTCTTGGTGTTAATACTGAGATAATTTGGGATCAGGTCGGAGTTAATAATGTATTTCTTACTGCCCAATTATGTGAAGATATGCACACTCCGTATGGTGATCAAATAGCGGAAGAATTTATATTTTCTTTATTCGAAAAAGATGTAAGATAATGACAGATAATAAAAAAATAATACTTGAAGAATTTGGATTTCTAAAAGGACAGTTCGTCATAGCAGGCGATTGGAAAGTAAAAAGACTAGTTGCTGTAGTCGAAGATGATATGGATTATTATTGGCTTTTTTACGATGGTCGAAAATTCTCATTAGATTCTTGCCTTTGTAGAGTAGTACCATTAAAGGGAAGAATAGCAGACAAAGATTATAATGAATTTGTAAGAATAGCATATCTTAATCATTGGGATATTGTTGAGTACGGAAAAGATGATTCGCATAATTTTTGCGAAACTCATAAAGAAGAAATCGTATTGGATTTGCTAAAGGATCAAGAAAATAAAAATTATCTTCTTACAGAAATTTGTTGGGAATTAAATAAGATATAGGCTTAAATATAAGAAAAAAATGAGCGAATCATTAAAGAAAAATCTGATAAAATACACAAAAAAATAGAATGTACAAAATGTGGAAAAAAAATGAACGCAGGTAATTTAAAAAGATGGCACGAAGATAAATGCAAACAGAAATAAATTCGAAAAATATGGAGATGATATCACAGCACCCTGTTAAAAAATCAGATCTTGGATTTCATGGAAATCTTTTTGGTGGTCAATTATTAAAATGGATTGATGCTGCTGCTGCTGGTTACTCTATGCAGATATGTGATACGCCAAGAATGGTAACTGTATCTATAGATAAATGTAATTTCGAAAAACCTGCTAGAGAAAGCCAGCTTCTTAAGATATATGGGCTTCCTTCAAAGATAGGTAATTGTTCGGTGACTCTTTACATGGAGGCAAGAGCACATAACGTTTATACCGGTAAACAAGTACTTGTTCTAAAGACTCAAATCACATTTGTACATATAGACGAGGAAGGAAACCCTATCCCTATTGGGGAGAAGGGAAGAAATAGAATAAATAGAATGATCGAATTACAAGCTAGTGATGATACTGACAATTAGAATATGGAAAAAATAAGAATATATTTAGATGATATAAGAACCCCTCTTGAGACTGATTGGGTTATATGCAGGAATTATGAAGAATTTGTGCAGAAGGTTAGCGACACAGGTCTCGAAAATATAGAATTGATTTCTTTAGATCACGATTTAGGGCAAACTGCAATAAGGGAGTATTTTAAGAATACTTCTAAAAACTATATTATCGATTACAATAATATTCATGAAAAAACCGGATATGATTGCACAAAATGGATAGTTAATAAGAGTATAGATGAGGAGATAGATTTACCAACAATAACAGTACATAGTGCAAATCCAGTAGGATCTGCCAATATGATGGGATACATTAATAATTATCTAAAGAATAAGAGACTTCCTCAGAATTGTATAAGAGTACAGATTCCTCACACTGTTTAAATATATACTACAATGGAACTAATAAAAAGAATCTCATCAGCAATACTTTTAGCTCTCCTTATAGCTTTACCATTAGCATTTTTAGAAGCTTTAATGATCTATTGTATTATCTCCATATACGAGATCCCTTACTTCATTAATTTCCAATATTATCAAATTCTTGGATTAAGCTTCATTTACATGATGACTAGAAATAGAATTAAGATGAGAGACGAGAATACTACAAATAAGGATTTCATAAAAGAAATATCAGGACCGAGTATAAACAGATTATTTAGAGTTATATTTGTTTGGTCAGTAGCTTTAATGATTCACCAAATCTTTTTTAAATAACTTATTTTGATATCTACCTTATTAACGATAGTAATACCGTGTAAAGACTCCGTAAACGAGCTAAAATCAACTATAGAGAATATAGTTACCCAAACAAAAATAAATTCCACAAGGGTATTAGTTTTAGATCTAGGTTCTAAAGATGGATCCTATCAATATGCAGCACAAGCATCATCTGAATATATTAGAACTTTAAAAATAGAATCTATAAAATACGATCCTAGTAAAATTTGGGAAACTATTAATAATATAAATAGTCTTTACGTTCTTTCTGTATTACCAGGAACAAATTTTAAATCTAATGATTTTATATTGGATAGTTTAAACAATATCCTATCCGAAGAAAATATCTACATTTTTCCTTTTCCTAAAAAAAGAAGTATTAAAGAAATACTTTTCCCACGCAAAAGCTTGATTCTAGGAAAAACCAATATATCGTCATTATTGATTCATAAGAACTTTTTTAATTCTATAAAATTCGATACAGGAACCCGCATAGATATTGATAAGGGAATTATCAACAAAAATATTAGAATAGTTAATAGAGAAATAAATTCTCCCTTTAAATAAGAGAGAATTTATATTTTTTTAGCTTCCTTTCTGTTAATTGAATTTCAGATTGTACGCTTTTCCATAAGATGTCCACAGGCTTATTTATATCTCCACCATCTTTATGAACTGATGCGATAAATTTAACCCAGAGTTTGAATTCTCTCTCGTCTCTTACGTCAATTCCTTCCATCTTGAAGGAATTTCTTTTTGATTCCATTATCATTAAATTTAGTTAAACTTAGATATATTCCTTAATATCTTGAGGCTAAATTAACAATAAGATGTTAATAAAAAAAATAAAATCGCGTTTTTTCAAAGATTTTCTAAATTGTTGAAAGAATCTTTTGCTTTTTTTGCCTGTACGGCATGTTCATATAACTCCTGAGAAACGAAATATTCTATTGCTTTATCCATTGCTGTTGGTATATCGCTTTTCTTCATGTATATCTTAGAATAGACTTCATTTTCCCAATAGAATTCTAGGAAAGCTTCTTCTTTTTTTGTGCTATTTAATAGTCTTAAAGCAGTTTCAACGGATCTTTTATAAACCTCCTCTGGGTTTTTAACCAACCAATCTTCTAAGTAATCCGGATTAACTTTGTTTTTCATTACTGTTGTCATATTAAATCTTACCCCGTTAATCTGGTTTTGTTCCGAAACAATTTACTAATACATAAATAAGATTTAAAACAATTTACATTATGTGGGAAAATACAGAAGACATTGCTAGAATTACATTACCAAGAGTTATTGGGCATTTAGAAAACGAGATTAAAATCAAAACCCTAGATGATGCAATGAAGTTTGAACTTCTAATGAATATTTATAAAAAATACTCTTGGAAAGAAATTGATGAAGCTTTAGAAAATAGTATTATTAAGATCTAATGGAAGAAAAGAAACTAGTTTTTATATCGGATACTCATACGAAGCACAATATAATAGATGTTCCAGATGGTGACTTTATTATTCATTGTGGTGATGTTTCGTATAGAGGATCAGAAAATGAAATCATAGACTTTTCAGATTGGTTCTCTTCATTACCTCATAAACACAAAATAATGATTCCTGGCAATCATGATTTTCTTTTCGAAAGAGATTATGATAAAGCAAAGAATATATTAGAGTCAAGAGATATAATATGTCTTATAGATTCTGGTGTTGAGATAGAAGGAATAAAATTTTGGGGATCTCCTATAACTCCATGGTTCCACAGCTGGGCTTTTAATAGATATAGGGGATCAGAGATTGAACACCATTGGAATAAAATCCCAGATGTTGTAGATGTTCTGTTAACTCACGGGCCTCCTGCTTACATGGAAAATTATTTATCAATGGTTATGGAGGGTGAAGATGTTGGATGTGAGGATCTATATAATACAATCAAGAAGAGAGTTAACCCTAAAATAAGCGCGTTTGGGCACATTCACGAAGGCTATGGACTTCATGATGATGGTCAAACTATATTTATAAATTGTAGTGTCTTAAACAGAAGATATGAGCCAACAAACAGACCAGTCGAAATCAGATTTTCCGAAGGAAAGTTTTCTACTTATTGATGAATTACAAAAAGGAACTGATTCCTCAGGATTCTTTAGAAATCTCCTTGTAGCCAAAAAGTACGTTAAGTTCGATGCTAAGAAAATAAAAGGCGATACTTGTTATGATGCTTATTACAAAGATTTCGAAAACGATAAAGGTCTAAAGTATAGCATTTATTGTTATTGCTATGATCTTAAGGAATTAGTCGAAAATCCGGAGGCATTTGAATTTTGTTTCGAAGTCCAACTAGAAACAGGAAGAGGTATAATAGGTATAGAAACTATACAATGGGATTTTAGAAAGAATGTAGATTCTTTAATTAATATAGAATTCTTTGAAAAAAAGATAGAACAAATATGGGAATCATTTGACTCGATCAATTTCCCAGCATAAAATTTAAAAACTATGGATTTAAAAAATTATCTAAACATCTACGAAGGAGACACAGGATCTCTTAAAAAAGCAATCGTTAAAAAAGGCGTAGGAGATATGTCTTGGATGAAACATATATTCGTTCCTTTACAAAATGGTGACGAAATTTATCTTCATCCAGATCAAAGCGATGTGTCTGGACATTACTTAAAGATTATACATTCAGAAAATAAATGTATATCTGTTTTCAATAAAACATATTTTGAAATATTAGATTAAAATTCGAAGAGTCTTTTGATACCTCTATAGCGGTTTGATAAAGACTCTTTTAATCTTGTAATTGAAATTTCAAATTCTTTCCCAAATGCAGCAGGAGCTTCTTTATATGATTTCTGTCTTTCGTCATTTGAATCTTGAGTAAATTGCCAGCTAAAAGAAATTTCATCAGGTACATTAAAGCCATAAAATTCATAAACTTGCTTTTGTGTTTCTAAAACTTCGGATTCATTCCAGTTTTGTCCTATGATAACACACCCTGCATCTATTCCTTCCACTATGTTTATATCTTCTAATGTGGATGCCCTATTTTCAATCCAGTTTAATCTTTCAATTAACTTCTGGTAAAAAGCGTTTGCTTGACCCCATCTAACACTTATAAAGAAAACAACAGCTTCTGATTCAAAAAGTTCTTTGGAAACCTTCCAAAGTTCATCTTCTTTATTATTAAGAGAAGCCCAGCATCTATGATTTCCTGAAGGATCCTTCTCTTCGTCATTTAGTTGTGCATCTTTAACCCCGCAATTATTACCATCAACACCAGATACATTACCTTCGCAAGGGAATATCTTTAATTTTGGTATTTCCAAAAGAGTTACATCAGTTGTCTCTTTAAGTTTTTTCTGAATATCCATCGCAAGAAGAGTAGATTTAGGAATCTCCTTACTCCCTTCCCATCTGTTGGAGGTTGTTAAAAATAGCACTTTCTGCTTACCTGAAAGATACTCTATTAATTTCTCTAATTGTTCATTTGGCATATTGTATATATCCACGAATTATTTTCCAAGTTTTAGTGTATAATATATACAATAAAATAAGCTGTCAAATTGATTGGATTAGTAATAACGGGGAGAACATACAACCCAGAAACATACGAGATTTCTATAAACCCGGTACTTGCTAAAGTCATAGATACAGGTATTTCAAGTTTAAGATTCTGGACGGGTTACAATAGAGAACAATTTTCAGCTTCTGTTGATTTTTTCTATTGTGCAGAATGGAATGGTACATTATTTTCTACAGATAATATAGTCAGAATACCTGCATGTTTAGTAACAGGTGTAACCAGTGCTACTATTGATACATCTATATCTGATTTAGTTAGTGGTATTCCTAATTATTTCTCTAAAGATAATCCTTTTGCATCCCCTGAATTAACACAAAAAACCGCTGGTGTAATAGCTAAGGTTAAATGTCCGATCATTTATTTCAAAAACAATGATAGAAATAATTCTGTAGCTGGTGTTTCTGATTTTCTAATGTGCTACCCAACGGCAACTATTTCTCCTACTACATTTGACACAAATTCAATAATATTCTTTGACGAATCAAAGTCAACTTTTATATCCCCAACATTTACACCACCAGCTCCTTCTGGGGGAGGAACTGCTGGAACTAGTGGAACATCCGGTACAGGAACAGGTACTAGCGGATCATCTGGTACTAGTGGAATAGGAAGTGACGGATCTTCAGGAACTTCTGGTGTTGCTGGATCATCCGGTACTTCTGGGACTTCTTTTTTCGGAGTTACTAGTGGTACTAGTGGCACTAGTGGTGTAGGATCTTCTGGTACTTCAGGAACTAGGGGTACTTCAGGAACTAGCGGAACTTCTGGGGGAATAGGACCAAGTGGAAACCCAGGATCTAGTGGAACATCGGGTTCTTCAGGATCTAGTGGTACATCAGGATCTAGTGGTACATCTGGGTCATCAGGAACTTCTGGATCTGGGGGAACATCAGGTTCTTCAGGATCCTCAGGAACATCAGGAACATCGGGAACATCGGGATCTGGTACATCCGGGTCTAGCGGTTCATCAGGAGTATCTGGAACTAGCGGTTCATCAGGAACTAGTGGAACTTCTGGAGGAATAGGGCCAAGTGGAAACCCAGGATCTAGTGGAACATCAGGTTCTTCAGGATCTAGTGGAACTTCTGGAACTAGCGGTTCATCAGGAACTAGCGGATCGTCGGGAACAAATGGAACATCGGGTAGTTCAGGAAGTAGCGGATCTTCAGGAACTTCAGGTACAGACGGCACCCCGGGCATAGACGGTAATGATTCCTCAAATAGCGGTAGATGGATTTATGCTGCCACTACTACTCCTGGAAGTGGAATTTTTGGAACGGATGATTCTGTAATGAGTTTAATTGAATATGCCTATATAAATACAGATGCGGCAAACGGAGCAGATTATTCTACATGGCTTTCCGGAGTAGACAGTATGCATGATCTCGGTTACCCTGTCTATTTACAAATCACACAAGTAGGTTCTAACAATATTATCGGTATTTGGAGAGTCATATCCATTACTTCGACAGGTGGTGTTTACGAGTTTCAAGTCGATACGCCACTTGTGGCGAATGGTACCATATCAGATATATGTACAATATCATGGGTATACAATGGGATAAACGGTACATCCGGATCTAGTGGATCTTCAGGCTCTTCAGGATCTAGTGGAACTTCGGGAACTAGTGGATCTTCAGGAACTAGTGGATCTTCAGGAACCAGTGGATCTTCAGGATCTTCAGGAACTAGAGGAACAAGTGGATCTTCGGGAACAAGTGGATCTAGTGGATCTTCAGGAACTAGCGGATCTTCAGGAACATCAGGATCTAGCGGCTCTTCAGGATCTAGCGGCTCTTCAGGATCATCAGGATCTAGTGGAACTTCGGGAACTAGTGGATCTTCAGGAACTAGTGGATCTTCAGGAACCAGTGGATCTTCAGGATCTTCAGGAACTAGAGGAACAAGTGGATCTTC